TGCTTTTGCATCCGATTTACTGCTGCTTCTTGTTTTGCTCTTCTTGTTGTCGTTAGAATCCATTTGATTTGACCTCTTTTTTATAAATTTAATTGCCCCTGAGCTTTGAATTACTCATAGTGTGCTATGCTCACCATCTTTTTCCGACTTCCTCTGAGACTCAAACCTATAAATCATGGTCATAAACTCATGTTTAGCTCTTCTCGAAAGTGAACGATAAATTCTGAGGATATCTTCTTCATCCTCATCTTGAGGTTCAATGTGCGAGAGAGCAGGCTTGTCATCCATAAAAAAATCGGCAACTAAACAATGTAATAGCTCTGCCATTTTTATCATTTCATCTTCTTTTGGAAGAGAACCTTTATTGATTGCAGTTGTGAATGAAGATGAACCTTTTACCTGCTTTACAATGGCAGTGAGACTTGTGCCTCGTTCCCTGCACAACCTGTTGAGGTTTTCTGCGAATGTCATAGTAAACTCTCCTTTTTGAAAATTACCTGCTCACAACTCACAAAACGAGGACTATACCGTGCAAGCAATTTAGAAGTTTCGAGTCCGAGACAAAAATACGTTCTTTACATTACTAATATCGGGAATGACAGGTAAAATGATTTTATAAAATGATAACACAAATTTGCCTTACTGTCAAGGTAATTCTTGTTTTTTGAACTGTGAAAGCAAGATGTGCAAGAAAAACATCTAAGGCGAACATATAAAAATTCCGCCAATGCAGATGGTATAGGTGCTGTCAGGTCTTTTTATTTGATGCAGTTAGTGCCGTTGTACCGTGACCAGCCTACAACCTACATCCTAAACTGTGTGTCGGCTGCGGTCTCATCTCAAAGACAAGACCGCAGCCTTTATAATGGAAGTATGGATCATTCAAGTGAAAGATAGTGATAAAGCTAAGCTCACAAGTTTAAGCTTGGGCTTAAACTTTGGCGTCTTTTTTAAATTGACATATATATAAACAACGAAAATCTGATTTTGACTTCAACTTTTTTTGCAAAGATCAAAATTTCGGCGGTTTGCATAAACCGCTCACCCTTTACCTGTGCACAACGATGATAAGATTTGTTGAATAGATGGGGGATGAAGGATTATTGTAAAGGAATTGAAAGCAGGCGAAAGAGTATTGCAACTATTTGATTAAGAGCGTGGATATAGCTCTTAAGACAACATATCACATAACATAACACATGTAATCACATGCAGACTTTATTAGGCGCCATTATTACACCAAAAAGTAATGTAAACGTATTGTTTCTCGTGATTTCTTGATTTTATTTACCGTTGCGATTATAATATGAATTAAAATTAAGTAATAGCGTTTCAATCATAGCGTATATCAATAAACGAGTAAAAACGGGGGGAAGACAATGCAAATAATTGATAACGTAAATACTACAGTTAAAGAGGATTTACAGTCAACAATTCATAAAGAAAGCAAGTTGTCTATTGCTGCTGCTTGTTTTTCGATTTACGCATATCAAGAATTAAGAAAACAGTTAAAAGGAATAAAAGAGCTTCGTTTTATTTTTACCTCTCCAACATTTATTACAGAAAAAACGCCAAAGGCTCAGCGTGAGTTTTATATTCCACGAGTTTCACGGGAATGTAGCCTTTACGGAACAGAGTTTGAGGTAAAACTGCGTAACAGGCTGACACAAAAAGCAATAGCAAAAGAATGTGCAGATTGGATTAGAAGAAAAGTTACTTTCAAATCTAACGTCACACAAGAACAGATGATGGGCTTTATGACGGTAGATGAAAGCACATATATGCCGTTAAGTGGTTTCACAACTGTAGATCTTGGCTGTGAGCGCGGGAATAACGTCTATTATCCGGTACAAAAAACCGAAAGCTATGAAAACGTTCGATATTTTATCAAGCTTTTTGATCAGCTATGGCATGATAAAAAAAGATTTCAAGACGTCACTGATGTTGTGATTGAAAATATCAGCGCGGCATATAGAGAGAACGCGCCTGAAAGCATCTATTTTCTTGCTATTTACAATATTTTTAGAGAGTTTTTGAATGATGTTTTAGAATATGAGTTGCCCAACGAGGCAACTGGATTCAAAGAAAGTAAGATATGGGGTATGCTTTATAGCTTTCAGCGTGATGCAGCACTTGCAATCATAAGCAAATTGGAAAAGTTCAATGGCTGCATTTTAGCTGACAGCGTTGGACTTGGAAAGACGTTTACGGCGCTTGCGGTAATCAAATACTACGAAAGCCGCAATAAATCTGTACTTGTTCTTTGCCCCAAAAAGCTGTCTGACAACTGGAATACATATAAACGTAACTACACTAATAATCCTATCGCTGAAGATCGATTGCGTTATGACGTGCTTTACCACACAGACTTGTCTCGCGACCACGGACATTCTAACGGTATTGACCTTGGATGCTTAAACTGGGGTAATTATGATCTCGTCGTGATAGATGAGAGTCACAACTTCCGAAACGGAGGGGAAGTTTCCGGCGAGGGCTCAAAGGAAAACAGGTATCTGAAACTGCTCAATAAGGTCATTCGTACGGGCGTGCGGACAAAGGTGCTGATGCTTTCCGCCACCCCGGTTAACAACAGATTTATTGACCTGAAGAACCAGCTTGCTCTTGCTTATGAGGGTGATCCAAAGCAGATCAACGAAAAACTCGCAACAAGCAAGAGCATCGACGAGATCTTCCGTCATGCGCAGAAGGCATACAACGCCTGGTGCAAGCTTCCACTATCAAAGCGCACAACGGATGCGCTGCTTCGGACACTTGACTTTGATTTCTTCGAGCTACTCGACAGCGTTACTATTGCCCGCTCCCGCAAGCATATTGAAAAATACTATAATACAACGGACATCGGCAAGTTCCCAGAACGGCTTCCGCCGATTTCTCTGCGTCCTCGCCTGACTGACTTGAGCGATGCCATCAACTACAATGACATTTACACACTGCTAATGTCTTTGAACTTGTCTATTTATACACCGTCAAATTATATCATGCCGTCGCGGCTTGCAAAATACCAAGACATGACTCATCATAAAGGGACAAGCTTGACTCAACAGGGACGTGAGGAAGGAATTCGACGCCTGATGAGCATCAATCTACTCAAGCGCCTGGAAAGCTCAGTGCATTCTTTTCGACTGACGATTGATCGCATCAAAAGCCTGATTGAAGACACCATTGCAATTATCAACAACTATCAGTCCGGCGATTGTGTGCTCAACCTTACGGAGCTGATGGATAGTGAGGATTTTGATTACGACGATCAAAACACAGATTATTTTTCTGTCGGAAAGAAGATCAAAATTGATCTTGCGGATATGGACTATGTTTCGTGGAAGCATGAACTTGAAAAAGACGAAGAAAACTTAGAGTTGCTGTCACTAATGATAGCTGACATTACTCCGGAACATGATACTAAGTTGCAAACGCTGCTCAATTTAATTCGAAAGAAGATTGAGCATCCAATCAATCCGGGCAACCGAAAGATTATTATTTTCACGGCCTTTTCAGATACCGCTGATTATCTTTATGATAACGTCAGTAAGTTTGCAAAGAAAGAATTTGGGATGGATACCGCCGAGATTACCGGTACGATAGACGGCAAGACGACAATCCCAAAGCTCCGTGCGGATCTAAATACAGTGCTGACCTGCTTTTCACCGGTTTCTAAGGGAAAAGCCGTGCTGCTGCCGGGGAGCACAGATGAACTTGATATTCTTATTGCTACCGATTGTATTTCTGAAGGTCAGAACCTTCAGGACTGTGACTATCTTATTAACTATGATATACATTGGAATCCGGTGCGTATTATTCAGCGCTTCGGACGAATCGATAGAATCGGCAGCAGAAATCGTTTCATCCAACTTGTTAACTTCTGGCCCGACATGGATTTGGATGAGTACATCAACCTGAAAGCCCGCGTAGAAACCCGCATGAAAATCACAGTCATGACGTCCACCGGTGATGACGACCCGATTAACTTGGAGGAAAAGGGCGACCTTGAATATCGCCGTGCGCAGCTCAAACGCTTGCAGGAGGAAGTCGTAGATATTGAAGATATGACAAGCGGTATTTCAATTATGGACTTGGGACTGAATGAGTTCCGACTTGACTTGATAGAGTACATGAAAGACCATGCCGACATAGAAACGTCGCCAAAAGGATTGCATGCGATTGTGCCCCATACTGAAGATTTACCTGCCGGTGTAATTTTTGTTTTGAAAAATATAAACGACAGCGTCAATATTGATAATAGAAATCGAATTCATCCATTCTACATGGTTTACATCAGTAATGGCGGCAATGTTATCTGCGATTATCTAAATCCAAAGAAGCTGTTAGACACTATGCGTATGCTCTGCCGTGGCAGGAGCGAACCTATAATGGAGCTTTGCAGAAAATTTAATCGTGAAACAGACGATGGCAGAAATATGTGCGAAGTCTCTGAGTTGCTTTCTGAGGCTATAAACTCAATTATAGATGCAAAGGAAGAAAGCGATATAAACAGCCTGTTTAGAAGCGGCGGCACAACGGCCTTGCTGTCACAAATTTCAGGGCTTGATGATTTTGAGCTGATTTGTTTTTTGGTAGTGAAATAAGGAGGTGCGGTATGTTTGGATTTCCCGCATCAACAGTGTTTGGTAAACGAATACCGAAGCAAAAATTTTATGAGAATATAGACATATCTTCTGCTTTAAAACGAGTTTTTGCAGAGCAAATTCGTCTTATCTATTGGCGCAATAAGCTGGCTGAAGTTACCTTGAATCTGCCCAAGGGTGAAACCGTAACAGAGATCGAAATCTTTGAAGTCATGCTAAACGCTCCTCAGCTCGATGAAGCAGTTCTTCGTCAGATTGACAGACAAATCTCGTACCACATCCTTTTTGTCCTAACCTGCGATGGCAAGGCACAAGCGTGGATCGGTTACAAAGAAGCGCCTTCATCCGGAAATAGTGCATTCAAGGTGAGCCGGTACTATCACACCAACTGGGTGCCGGAGAATGAGCTGCAATTCCGCATAGATGGGCTGAACATGGATGCTGTGTACGAAAGCCTTGTGCGGCAGATCGCCGGGGATGCATTGCAAGCAGATGCCGGGGAGAGCTTACAAGCCTCCGTTGCGCGCGATGAAAGACGGCGGCAGCTCGAAAAGCAAATAGCCGCACTGGAAAGCAAACTACACAAAGAGAAACAGCTCAACCGGCAGATGGAGATCAATGCGGAATTAAAAAAGCTGAAAAAAGAATTGGGGGTGTTATGATGGATGATAAATATGCGCCAATTTCCCCAGATAGCCCTTTGGGGCAAATGTTAGAAAAGTTCAAAGGATTTGATCTTTCTAAGTTGGCACCAGTTTATCCCGCATTTGATTATCAGGCGATAATTCGGCAAATGCAGGAAAATATTGAGAATATTGAAGTTGATCCTATAGTCCCCAAAGGCTATTTTGAAAGGACACAGGAATATCAGCAAAAAAGCTTGGAAGTGCTACAGTCCATCAATGAAAACACTGCAAACCTCTATACAATGGTCGAGTTGATTAGCCGGAGTAATGAGAAACAGGACGAACTGATTTCCCTGATTACCGAGGTGCTTTCTTTGGCGAAAGCAAAAAGCAAAGAAGAAGCGGCCTCTATGTTTAAGAAAATTATGGGCAAAATCACGGACACCGCTGATAGTGTAGATTCGATGATAAAAATAGTAGGCTGGGCGACAACTGTATACAATATGGTTCTCCCTTTACTACCCTAATGGAGGAAACGCATAATGGAAAAGATGAAATTTGAAACCCCTGATCTGACATCGGAGAACATAGAAAAAATCGCAGCCCTGTTCCCCAACTGCGTGACGGAGATGCGGGATGCAAAGGGCAATCTCAAGCACGGCATTAACTTTGAAATGCTCAAGCAGATGCTCTCCCCGGATGTGGTGGACGGTGACGAGTGCTACGAGTTTACATGGGTGGGCAAGAAGGCTTCCATTGTGGAGGCAAACAAGCCCATCCGCAAAACGCTGCGCCCCTGCCCGGAAGAGAGCAAAAACTGGGACACCACCGAAAACCTCTACATCGAGGGCGACAATCTGGAAGTGCTCAAGCTGTTGCAGGAGGCGTATCTGGGCAAGGTGAAGATGATCTACATCGAAATAAAGACGCAAAATTTGATACAACGCACAGCGGCCTGACCAAAGGGGTGTCGCAGGGGTCAAAGGGGTGTCGGTCTGATTAGGGGTGTCGGTTTTCTGAAATCGACGCTATTTTAATCTTCGGGAGGATTTTGTGATGCTTACAATTTCAAAGAATGAATACGAAGAGTACAAGAAGTTGTGTTATGATAGAGACCACGGAAGGTTTCTGACATCCGATGGGTTACGCCTCATCTGTGAATCTTATAATAAAAATCCTGAAGCCATTGGGAAGCATATGCTGGAGGCATTGGCTCGGATTGAGAGTAAGGAGCATTAAGAATGGTATCATCAGCAAAAGACCAAGCAGATGTTATCGAACAGTTTCTATTTGAAATATTAGAAACTGAGGAGTACAAAGCTGTTGAATATTTAGCTTTCTCTATTTATAAACCGATGCTGGATTATTTTACGTCCTTAAGAACCAAAGAGAATACGTTTCCAACTCCGCCATTTCTAATTCCGTTGGTTACTCGAGTCGGTGAGCTATTTTGTGAAAAATGTATTACAGGGGATAATATTCTGAATTACATGGAAAAAAACGATAGCCACGGATGGATAATGTACTATGATACGGCTTTTATTCGTAGGCCCGGAGCAACTGAAACCATTCAGGTTGAAGCTGAGTTTCTTTTTCTTATTATCTCAGGATTTATTTTAGACACATTCGGAAAAAAATATATAGACATAAACGATATGCTTCTGGGAGAGCAGTTTGCATATGAAACGAATCAGTATGGCCTAACGCCTGTTCCCGGAGTAGAGTTTAGGGCGGATTCATTTATATTTGATGGAAAAGCATATCTGTATAATTTGTTGACAAACAAGTCAAAGATTGGTTTTTTTGATGGTATGCCCGGTTTTGCAAAGATAATTACAGAGAATGTCGATTCTGGAGACATTCTGCTTCGTTTAGATGAACGTTTGGCTGTACCTGCAGACCAGATTATCTCGTATTCAACATTGAATTTTGAGAAATTCCGTGGCCCACAGTTTCATTTTGCGGATACAGATTTTACAAAAGCCAAAACAATCATCGTGCATATTGACTCAAAAACATGTGACAAACTGCTTATGGTTATAAAGAAAGATTATGATGATACGCGAAAGAAGGCATTTCTTCATATTGAAATTGAGACTTTGCCATATTGTCCTACTGGAGAAGCAAATTCTCCGTGTATAACTACATTCTTGCATGGCATGTATTATCCAGAGGATGATGTTTTTACACACATCGATTATACTAAGAATCAATATATATACTCAGACTACGAGCAAAAATACGCTGATGCTAATCCGGAAATACCGATAGATTTTTATGCCGAAAAGAAATTGCATTATAAGATTTGGTGTATAGAGAATGGAACGTATTCCAGAGAGATTTGGTATAAACTAATGGTGGCGTCTCTGCCCAAAAAATATCATATATTATTGGATGAAATATTGGCATAAAATTGAATGGAATAAGAAAGCGCCTCACCGCTGGTATGAAAACCAGTAGTGAGGCGTTTATATACATAATTGGTTTACGCTTTGACTTCCTGTCCGTTTTTGAAGGTGAAGCGGATGTCGTCGACAGCGTAGACGGTGCCGTAGTCCACCAGCCCGTGCCAGCTCTCCAGCGTGAATTCGGTCAGCTCATCCGGCATGGCAGCAAAGGCTTTCAGGAAATCCTCAATGCTGGCCCGCTGGGTCTGCATCTGATGGATTTCGGCTGTGACCGCGTCCAGTCGGGCCTTGGCCTTCTCAAAACGCTCGGTCAGGCCGTCGTAGCTTTTCTGGTATTCGGTCTGGTCGAGGGCAATGTGGGCATTTTCGTAGATGCACTGCTGAACCATATCGGAGACCACCTGCGTTTCCTGCTGGAGTTCTTCCTGCTCTCGCTCCAAGTCGGTGGTGTCAAAGAGCAGGGCCATCATCTCCCGGCCATCCGCGATGACCGGATCCTTGGTGGCCAGCAGCTTATTTGCCGCCGACAGGAAAGCCTGCTGGATGATGTCGTCGGTCAGGTGCGGAGTGCTGCAATGCTTGTCGCCGTCGAATTTGTGATTGCACTGCCAGATGACCTTCCGGTACTTGCTGTTGGAGTGCCATACCTTTGAGCCGTACCAGCTGCCGCACTCACCGCAGCGGATTTTACTGGAGAAGGTGTGGACGCCACTATGGTATTTCCGGCCCTTGCCGCGCTTCTCCATCTCACGCTGCACCATCTCGAAGGTGTCCGGGTCGATGATAGCCTCGTGGTTGTCCTCCACATAGTATTGCGGGATTTCGCCCTCATTGACCTTCTTTTTCTTCGTCAGGTAATCGACGGTGTAGGTCTTTTGCAGGAGAGCGCAGCCCTTGTATTTCTCGTTTGACAGGATGCTTTTGACCGCCGAGGTGTTCCACTTGGGCTTTCCTCCGGGAGACAAGATGCCGTCATCCGTGAGCTGCTGGGCGATGCCGTTGTAGGTCATGCCCTGAAGGAACATGGCGTAGATGCGCTGAACAATGGCCGCCTGCTCCCGGTTGACCACCAGATTGCCGTCCGGCCCACGGTCGTAGCCGAGGAACCGGTTGAACGGAACCGTGACTTTGCCGTCTGCAAAGCGCTTCCGCTGGCCCCAGGTGCAGTTTTCAGATATGCTCCGGCTTTCCTCCTGCGCCAGCGAGGACATGATGGTCAGGAGCAGCTCGCCCTTCCCGTCGAACGTCCAGATATTCTCCTTTTCAAAATAGCACTCGATGCCGCTTTCCTTGAGCTGGCGGATGGTGGTCAGGCTGTCCACTGTGTTCCGGGCAAACCGGCTGACGCTCTTGGTCACGATGAGGTCGATTTTTCCGGCCAGCGCATCCGCGACCATGCGTTTGAAGCCCTCGCGGTGCTTGGTGCTGGTGCCCGTGATGCCTGCGTCCGTATAGACGTCGACGAACTCCCAATCGTCCCGGCTCTTGATGTAATTGGTGTAATAATCAATCTGGGCCTCATAGCTGGTGAACTGGTCGTCGTGGTCAGTGGAAACACGCGCATAACCGGCGACCCGGCGCTTTTTCTGCTCCGTGATAGGCGTAGCTGTGAAGCGGGTCAGCGTAGCCGGGATGGTGGTAATCTTCTTAGTCGTTTTCGGCATGGCGTTCCCTCCAGTTCGCTTTCATGACCTCGCTCATGTGCTTCTTTCTCTCCTCGGTCTGGCGTGGCATTTGGCGCTTCTGGACGAAGGTTCTGGAAGCCTCGTGCCCATCCCGGAAGTGAAAGACAATCTGATTGTCTGCGGGCACCGTTGCGTAAGCCAGCTGCTGATTGAAAAGCTCCTCGTCAAACTCCGGCAGGCCAATAACATCCGCGATGAGCGCCTTGAGCGTGTCCTCCCGGATGCCGACCTTGGAGCAGCCCACCGCTGTCGGCGACGAACAGTACCAGGAACGTACTACCGTCCCGTCCACGCGCTTGTGCGTCTGGCAGCGATAGTTCGCTCCGCAGCGCCCGCATTTGATGAAGTGAGTGAAGGCGTGATAGCATTTCCATCCGGTCTCCCGACTGCGCCGGTACTCACTGACCGCCTTGCGCCGTTCTGCTGTCCAGCTTTCCTTTTTTGCGTTCCGGCTCCAGTGATGCTCAAGGGAACTCCCATCGGTAAACTCGAAGAGCATCGTGCCGGTGGTTGGAATCGTAATCTTTTCGACCCGTTCTGAGAAGGTCTCCTCGTCAAATTCCGGCAGGCCGAGCGCCTTGGCGCATTCCTCTTTCAGAACATCCTCGCGTATCGTGCCGGAGGAACAGTGTTCTCCCTTACGCTTGTTTGTGCCGCAGCCGTAGAAAGTGTAACGTTCCCCAAGCTGACTGGTCTTGGCCCGGTTCTTCCGGGTGTTGCGTACAAAACTGGCACCACAAAGACCGCATTTGATTTTCGAGGTGAAGCAGCTGGTGTTGATGCTCCAGTTGGCCAGAGCGCCGAGCTCACGCCGCCGTGCAATCTCAGCCTGCACTGCCTGATAGGTCTCCATCGGGATGATGGCCTCGTGGGTGTTCTCCACGAAATACTGCGGAAGCTCCCCATGGTTCTTGCGGGTCTTTTTGCTGATGGGGTCAAGGGTGTATTCCTTCTGGAAGAGCAAGTTCCCGGTGTAGGTGATGTTTTTGAGGATGGCCCGAATGGAGCTGTTGTGGAAATGTATTCCCTTCATGGACTTCACGCCCATCTCCTCCAGCTGTTTTTCCGTTGCCTCTGCCGAGAGACCCTTCAGGAAATTGTCATAGATGAGGCGGACGATTTTTGCCTCTTCCGGCTCAACGACCAGATGGTCGCCCTCCCAACGGTAGCCGTAAATCAAGAACCGTCCGTTGGGGATGCCCTGCTCAAAGCGCTTCCGGGTGCCCCATTTCACGTTCTCCGAGAGGCTCCGGACTTCCTCTTGTGCGAAGGAGGCCAGCAGAGTCAGCATGACCTCACCGTCGCCGCTCAGGGAATTGATGTGCTCCTTTTCAAACCGAACCTCGATTCCCAGCTCCTTCAGGTGGCGGACAGTCTCCAGCAGGTCGACTGTGTTCCGGGCGAATCTTGAGATGCTCTTTGTGAGGATGATATCGATTTTCCCAGCTTCACAGTCCTCCAGCATCCGCTGGAATTCCTCGCGGCTGGAGGACTTTGTGCCGGTGACCGCATTGTCCGCATAGACGCCAGCGTATTCCCATTCCGGATTGCTCTGAATCAGATTGCTGTAATAGCTGACCTGCGCTGACAGGGAGTGGTTGAGCCGTTCGGTCTCCATCGAAACTCTTGCGTATGCAGCGACCTTCTTGCGGGTCGGGAGCGATGGAGAAATCGGCTCGATTTTGCTTACTTTTCGCATGAAATCAGCTCCTTTCCGGTACTATACATCGCTCTGAAAGCCTGGAATAGCAAGTAGATTCTGAAAATAATGTCCCCAATAATGGCCGATATTTTTCCAGCATTTTTGTATCAATTATGGCGTATTGCTCCTCGGTGATGAGGCCGTTTTTCAGCATCGTCCGGAACATATTCATGCTGGCCTGATACCGTTTCTCCCGGTCGAATTGCTCCTCAGTCATGGCCATCACCACCTTGGAACCGAGCCTGAACATAGCAGGCATGGCAGCAGTACTTCCGCTGAGAATTGCCATAGGCCCGGAAGGGCTTCCCGCAGCAAGCGCATGTGAAATCGTAGAACGCCTTTTTATCCACGGCGTCCGGATGCGTATTCCACCAGTGGATGCGGCAGGCGTCCGAGCAGAACTTGACAGGCTTCCTCCCGGCGACCTGCATCAGCGGCTTGCCACAGTTACGGCAGCAGTTTGAAGCAGGAACATCGGTCGTGCCCACAGCGGCTTTGGTGCCGGTAAGCCCTGCCCTGCGGCAGTAGGCAGAAACCTGATTCTTGGTCAGGCCGAGCGCAAAAGCAATATTGGCGTATCCGTACCCGGACTGGCGGAGCTCCGCGATTTTGTATTTCTGTTCGTTTGTCATAGCGACCTCCAATCCGAAGGCTTATCCTTCAGTTCCCACTGAAGGTGGGAAGCCGTTTTGAGCGGATATTTGTATCAAAAAACAGAAAAAGGGCCTACAGGATTTCTCCCATAGGCCCAGAATGGTTTATGCGATTATACGCGCTTGGCGTAATCCAGCGCAATCCATCCCGCGCCGGACTTGAGCTTGCCCCAGCCGGTACTGGAGCCCTGCCCGGACTGCACGGCGGTGATGGTGAAGACCCCGGCTCCGGTGAAGCGACCAGTAGCTGCATAGTTTGTCCCCGGCCCGGAGCGGATGTTCAGGTCAGGCACAGACACCCGAACCTTGAAGGTGGCGTCACCGGGAACACCGGCAGAGCCTGTCTCGGATGAGTATACGGCATTCCCGTCAGTATCGAAAACGGAGTATCCCGGATTCTTATCAGCACACGCTTTTGCATTGGCAAGGATTTTATAAGCGCCCTTCTGCGATTTGGAATCCGACCACGTTTTGCGGACGCGATAGAGCTGCTTCTGTGTAGTGGCCGTGCCGCCGAGGGCCGCTGTGACCTTCGAGGCAAGGTCGCCCATCCGGGCATACATCCAGTCGCCGGGACAGGACTTGTTGGCAAACCAGCGGTGGACAGTCAGCACCATCTCATCGGCTGCAGGGCTGTAGTTCAGCGTCTTATCTTTGTCTCCGAGCCACAGGAGCTTCTTCTTGCCGTTCCGCTTACAGATGTCGATGCAGAGGGTGATGAGCTTCTGGTAGACCACATCCTTGAAGGCGTAAGGAGCCGTGGTGTCGGAAGCGCACTCGATGGTGACTGCCCGCTGGTCGTTGGCGTTGGAGGAGGAGCACCACGAGCGGTTCTTCTCCTCGACATACATTCCGACACGGCCATCTACACCAATGCCATAATTGCAGCTTGCCTGCCGGGATGTGGGCAGAAAAATCCGGCCCAGGGTCTCTACGCTGCACTGGCCAACCACGCAGTGAGGCGTGATACGGTCAATGGCGTGAGTGCGCTGGCCGGAGTGATTCGGACTGAGCTGGGTGAATGATACGAGCGAACTGTTTGTATATGCCATGTTACTGGCCCTCCTTTCCGTCACGGTCGTGGAGCTGCTCCAGCACATCTTTCATCTTGTCCGGTACGGGCAGGCCGAGGTGCGCGGCATTCTCCACGAGAGAGACGCCTTCATTCGAGATGTAGAAAAAGATGACTGCCGTGCGCAGGACAGAGCCGCTTCTGATGACCTGCACATCGAGGATGTTGGCGATACCCACCAGCAGGAAGATGAGCACCTTGCGGCAGATGCCCTTGAAGCCGACAGCGCTGGAGAGCTTGTGGTCTGCGATGGCGCACATGACGCCGGTAAGGTAGTCCACAACGACGAAGACCACGAGCGCAATGAGCAGGCCATCGCAGCCGCCGAGGAAGTAGCCCAGCCAGCCGCCGATGGCCGCAAATACAAGTTGAATGGTGTTCCAGAATTCTTTCATGATGTTTTCCTCCTTAAATCACGCGCATTTGTATCGTTCCGGACAGGTTGAAATTGGTGGATGGAGTGTTATAGAGATAGCCGAGCATCTGCAGATTGGCGGCACTCTTAGTTCCATTCCTGCCGCTAATAGCCGAAGCCCCAGATGAGATGACCCATCCATGAAAATGTGAGGTCGCGTTCGTACCGAGATACGCCCCGTATGCCACACCGCCACCTGCCGCCACGCCTGCGCTGGCGTTCGTGAAGGGAAAGCCGGTAACCTCCAGCGCAGTAGAGGTTGTGGTCGTGCTGAGGAAGCTCCCGTTTGCCGTAAAAGAAAGCGTCACGACGCCGCCAGCGTAGGTGAAGTAGCCTTCTCTCGCGTTATACGTCGTGCTTGCTCCGGCCACAGTCGGTACCCAGGTCGCGCCAATCGACAGCACCTCGTAATAGCTTCCTGTGTACATGACCGTGAGCATACTCCCCGCAAGCCAGCGGTACGCACCAGATTTCGTTACATTGCCATAGCTCAGATAACTGGCCCCTGTACTGTTGATGTTCAGCCTCGGAGACGCCACGGTATTGGCGTAGGTCATGAGAATCGTTACGACCGCTCCGACTTCCTTTTTGAAATGGGCGCAGGTCACGACCTTGATGGAAGTGGAGGCTGCCGTTGCGCAGGTTCCGTAATAGCTGTGGGGAATCCCGACTACATCTCCACCGAAGGTAGCTGTTCCATCGATTTTGACCGTGCTTCGGAACTCGGTGGCCATATCGACATCAAAGCCGTTGTTCTCAGCCACCTTGCCGATGGCCACGCCTGTCCCTCCGGCTTTGAAGTCCATGACCACAGATGCGGTGGAGACCGTATCGATGACGCTGATGGTCGTGAACGCATCCGTCAGGATATATTTGATGTCATAGGAGCTTTCTGTCGTAAGGCTGCCGCCGAAGGTAAAGGCCGTATTGTCGGAGAAGGCTTTGCTGGCGTTTGTCCAGCTGGTAGCAGAGCTCTTCTTGTAATAGGTGGCTGTAGTGATGGTGTTCTTGCTGGAGCAGCTGCTGTAGGTGAAGTCCACCAATCCCCGGACATATGTGCCGTCATTCGTCACTGTACCGGAGCTGTTACATCGTTGGGACAGATAGCTGGCGAAGGATGGAGCGCTGTAGGCCACCACGGAGATGCTCACCGTTTTTGCAGCAGACGTCCGGCCTCTGGAATCCGTCACCGTCGCCGTGAAGGTTATCGTACCGGAGGTGTTCAAAAAGCCAGTAGTGAAGGAGGAACTGGTGCTGGAGAATCCGCCTCCTGTAATGCTGTATCCTGTAATCGTGGAGCCATAGGAGCCTGCCGCGCCGTTGATAGTGAGTGTCGCCTTGGATTTTGTCTGCACGTAAATGCCCCAGCTTGAAGGGACAGTGCCGTTGACCCGCGCCGCCATCAGGCTGGTCAGGCTCGGAACCACTGTCGTAGGAACCTTTAAGGTGATGGTTATCGACTTGGAGCCGACTGCTGTATTGCCGCTGTAGGTGGTGCATTTGAGGGTGCCCGTCCCTGATGTGGCATTCGGCAGCTGATTTGCCATCGTTAGCGCAGGCGTCCAGTTTACCGTCGTGGCGGTCGTCTTTGTCGAAATCGTCCCCGACAGAGAGCCAAAGGTATAGGTGAGCGTGTGCGTGAATGAGCTGGATGCCGGGGTGATAGTAATCGCTACAGAGCTCCCCATCGTTCCGGTGGGCATACTCACGTCAGAGGCGCGGGGAATCGAGTCCAGCGTGATGTTGGCGCTGGCAGAAATCGTGGAATAGTAGGTGCCGGAGATGGTCGCCGCAAAGCTGAAGACCGCGCTGATGGAGATGCTCTTGGAGCCGTCACTCTCATGGGTCACTGTCTGCGTGACTGTATTGAGCAGATGCTCTCCGGTCGTTGTGACGGCGGGAGACGTGAAGCCCTGCGAGGTGCCGCCGATGCTTATGGTATTGGCGGTACGAGCGCCAATGTCCAGACGCCAGTCATTGACCAGATAGATTTTTGCTGTGATGGTACTGGTATTCGCCGACACATTCTGCGCCTGCGACCAGTCAATGCGGAGCACATAGTGGCCGCTACAGATGGAGCCGGAGAAGGAACCACTGGAAGCCATGTGCCGTCACCTCCTTAAGATGCTGGGGCTCTCCAGACGATGGAGAGGTTGCCGGATGTTCTTGGGATAAAATCAAACCAGCCACGGTCTTCATTTCCAAGGGAGAGCTTGTTGCGAATCTCCGCATTGGTGATGACCAGTGACTGGTTTGAAATGTACGCGATGGTCTGGCCGTTTTCTTTGAAGGCCAGCTGTTCGTTAGACAGCTCGGCTGTGAAGGCATTGCCCACCTTGCCGAGCTCGATGAGAGCGCCCCTGAAACGGATGTATTCCTCCAGCAGCGCCTGATTCTCGGAAACCTGCCCGGAGACCACATCCAGAGAAGATTGAAAGTCCATGCGGATTTCTGTGCTGCTCTCCGTGATGGATGTCTGGAAATCCTGCTGTATCGTCTCCATCTCCGACTTTGAGATGTAGGTTTCCCGGACAGAGGACTGTATCTGCTCCGAGGTCTTGGTGATTTCGGTGTAGCATTCCTGCACATTGACCTTCAGAGCGGCAACATCCTCGACCGCCTCCTCGTAAGCGGTGACGTTCTGGAAGGTGTGCTGGCAGACGGTCAAAAGAGCCATGAGACCACCTCCTCAGTTGGAAACGTCACACTGCAGCGTCATCAGGCTGTCGATGTCGGCAGCGGAGAGATAAATGACTTTTCCACTCTTATCGAAGGCCACCGCGTTGCCGTCCTTATCCTGTGCATACCAGGTATAGGTCAGCTTCTGTGACTCTGTGGCCGATTTCCACGCCGAGCCGTTGTACTTCATCAGCGTGACGGTCTTTGCCGTGTGGTCGACCTGATACCAGAAATCGCCGCTGGTCGGAGAAGATGGCGCAGTCTCGGAAATATTGCCCAGGAGCGGGTCGACCTCCCGCTGGTTGGTACGGACGATGACATAGGGCACCAGACCGCCGAGGTTGTTCTTGACCGTGAAGCCACCGATGGAGAGCATTTCGGACACATACGGGTTGGATTTGTCCTCTACCGTGATGACATCCACATAGTTTTTGCTGCTGTAGGTCATCGTGCAACGGTAGGACTGGATGTTTACGATTTCCGAGCCGGATACAGTCAGAGTCGCTTCTGTGGCTCCGCTGATGTTGACCCACTCGCCTCCGGTGTACTTCGCCCATTGGTAGGTGCCGGTGGTGATGGCAGTCGCACCGGAATAGGCCGAGGTCGCCAGCAGCAGAGAGCCGCTCTGGTTTTGCACGATGGTTCCATTCGGTGCGTAAATCGAAAAGACGACCGCAGCCGTGCCAGTAGCTCCAGCCTTGCCCTTTGTCCATGTGAAGTTCTTCGTGACCGTAATCCCATCAACAGTGAACGTGAGCGGTACTATGCCAGTGAGAACAGAAGTGCCGCCAAGGTTCGCGCTCTTGGCGAACGTGAGCACCACCGAGCCTGCGGCTGTAGCCGTGGCCGGAGTATTGCTTTTCACCGTGATGCCCGTGGCCATGGTTCCGACCTCACAGGTACAGGCCACTTGCTCGATGCCGCGAAAGGCGGTAAACGGGATGGTGACGTTGGTGGCAGCGGAAACCGTGCCGCCAGAAGCGCAGGCGATTACCTGTGCCTCGTTCCCGACTACGACGGACAGTCCACCGGGGCCGGAGCCACCGGATTCGCCCTTGGCTCCATCGTAGATTTTCGTGATGGTCACGGTGTCATAGACGTCAGAATCGTTGGTCAGGAGCTTGATTTGCGCTACGTTGTTCGTAAAGACTGCGTGAGAAGGCTTTACGACAAGGGTACCACCGGTAATGCTGGTGTTGTCAGAGGTGGTGGGATAATCAGCCCAATTGCCGGAGCTGTTCTTGTACTGCCACTTGCTGATGGTGACGGCCTGCACCTGGCCGGTCAGCGTAGCCTGGGTAGCGCCGACGATGGTGCCTTCGGTATTGTATTTGAAAACATAGGTATCCGAGGTGACATAGGCAAGACGGGCATTTTCCGCATTCTTCACCAGCGTGTAGGTGATGTCAGCGGAGATGTTGACCGTGTTCTTTGCCTCGGAATCGTAGTAGCTGATATAGCAGATGTAGGTAATCATGCCGGAGCCGGAAGCGGCCAGCTTGTTCTGGCCGACCGTCAGGATACCGGCAGAAGCTGCTTCACCGGTGGTCAGAGCAGTCTCGGCGCTGGCTCCGTCCTTTCGCTTCCACAAGATGGTCAGGCCCGTAGCATCCAAAGCGATGGAGGTCTGGTCGAGAAAGATGACCGGAGTCAGGACAAGATGGGTCGTGGCCCAGCTGGGCGCATAGGTGTGCGGCAGCACGTTCGGGTCTTCGCTCTGCGTCTTCGGCAGATTGGAAGTGATATAGGCAGAGAGCTTTCGCTGGTCTGTGATATCCACGAACGTCTGCTGGCTGGAAGTCAGAATCGTAGGCATTCGATGTCCTCCTATATGGTGATTTCACAGTAAAAGGATGCGTTGTCCTGAACATCCTCGGTGGTGACTGTGATGTATTTCATACCGACATGGGACGCATCCCAATCTGCGTCTGCCGCCTCATCGCCGGAATTCCTGTGCCAGACGAAGGAGGAAGCATCCAGCAGCTCTGTGATTTCCTTATCCCATGAAAACACGCGGCAGCGCAGGATGCTGTGCTGGCCCTTGTCCCGGAAGATGTTCACGCCGTCCACGTAGGTCTCGGTGCGGTACATCTTTTGCTCGTTGATGTACTTGATTTCACCGGCCACACCAATAAGCTCATCGGACAAGTCGCTGATATTCTGGTCTTGCCTTGCAGACGCTGAAGAAAGTGTGATGCCGCTGGCACCAATCGTGATGGTGTTGCCCGCAGGATTCAGGTAATCCACCGTCCGGCTGAGACAGAGATAGGTGCCGTCAATGCCGTGGGGCTTGGATATACAGCGGACATACATCCGCGCACGAATGTCCCCGATGTCCGCACCGGCATCCGACTCATCCACAATGGTGAGCTCCATGCTGGTGACGCCTTTGGCCAGCTCCTGCATCCGGGCTTTTGCCTTGCGGAGCAGATTTCCAGGCAGGGTCACATCCTCCCAAGTCTCACTCGTCCAAATCCAGCCGATTTCGGAAACAGTATCCTCGTCATAGACGTAGTTCTTCCCGTCGTTGACGGAGGTGATATCCACGCGCCGATTGGTCTCAATCTCCTGACCTTCTGCATCCGTTTCTTTTATCAGGGCTCCCAGAGGGATGAGCGCAGAGGCCCGTTCCGTGTGGTCACGGCTGATTTTTACATCCAGCAGGTTTTTGCCGAACTCCACCGTTTGCAGGGAGTGCGTGCTGAAGTCTGCAAGGTAATCGAGCACTTTTCCGTTGTCGGTATAGCGCACCCGCAGATACCCGCCGTGGGTCTTGATGAGCTTGTCCCGGATGGCATCCAGAGTGACAGTGAAGCCGGAACTGCTGTAGGAGATATAGTCGTTGTCATCTGTCACCGTCACATTGCCGACCGTGAACTTCTTCTTATCCTCTACGGCTCCATTGTGAACAGAGATGAAATACTCCAGCAGTCCACGCAGCGTCCCCTTATAGGAATAAGGCGGCTGCACGGTGTCCTTCAGATAGGCAAGGCAGGACTCGCATGTCCAGGTATGGGTGTTGTAAAAATCGGAGCCGTCGTCCAGAGCGCGGCCCTCGAAGACCGTCTCATCATTTTTCTTGCAGACGATGACCGACTGCATTGGCTTGATACTGGTAAGGTACGGATGATTATGGGGAGCGGATAAAGTCAGGCTGTCGATGCTCTCGGCATCCTCAGAAATCCTCGCCTCCGTGATGGCCAGCTTGGAGAGGCTGGGGTGATAGAACACCGCGCCGTCCACAAATACACGAAACAGGCTCATAGACATCCCTCCCGGTAGCGGAAAGTCGTGGTGCCGGTGCCGGATACGCTCACCGTGTTCGTTCCCTGCAGGAGCTCCAGCTCCGGAAACTCCCAGACGCCTGCGCTGACTGTTTTTCGGAAGGTGTCACCGCCGACCTGCCAGTTCAGTGTAGTCTCAGCCGTTGTAGTAATGGTCGGCACGACCGGCATATAGTCATTTTCCAGCGCAACTGTGCCTGAACCGGAAATCGTGACCACAGTTTCGGACACGTGGTATCGATAGGCGTCTCCATCTGTGCAGGAAAGTATCAGCTGGCCTTTTGCCGTCAGTGGGTCGTAGGTCGGAGCGGCTTCCACAGTCCCGACAATATAAAGCTCTGGCTCCTCGCTGCAGATGACCTGTACCAGATGGCCAGAGAAGCGGTTTGCAATTTCACTGACCATCTGGTTGAAGGCAGCACGGGTGCCGAGCATGGAAAATGTCAGTTCAAAGGAGCGCGGTTGGTAGGACACCCGGCCCAGCGCCTCGGTGAAGCGGATGGGCGAATTCCTGCCCGGAACGATGACGGTGTCGGACTGGCTTTGCGGAGTTGGAAAATTGACTGTCTCCCGAAGCCAGCCCAGAGCATTCATGGAGACAGAATCTATTAGGATATCAGGTTTCAATAGCTCAGCCTCCTGTTCAATTTCTGCGCCTTGCCAAGGCCGCTGTCGATTGCCGGTAGCAGATGCCCCACGAGGGTGCCGTCCTCCAGGTAGATGCCCTTGGAGCTGTTATCTGCAATGATGGCGAGATACTTCTCCATGCCGCTGATGTTGAGCTTCTGGTCGAGCAGAGCCGACAGCTGGTCATAGAAGCCCTTCAGCGGCAGAATCGCCTCCGGGCCTGCCTCGCCGCCAGCCATAAGGCTGGAGCCGTTGATGCCGAAAAGCGTCGGGCTCGTCATGATGCCGCCCTTCTTGTACCAACTAATGGAGAAATGCGGTACAGATGGCGGAGCGATGGAGAAAGACCCGGTAATCGAGAGGTGCGGCAGCTTCAGCTTGGGCAGGCTCCAAGAGAAGTTGAAGAAGGATTTGATTTTATCGATGGCGCCCTTCACGGCATCTCTTGCGGCATTGATAGGCGTTTCGATGGCGGCCTTGATACTGTTCCAAATGCTGGTCGCCGTGCTCTTCACAGCATTGAAGGCAGAGCTTACGGTACTCTTGATTCCCTCCACCACAGAGGAAATCGTGGATTTTATCCCGTTCCAGACACTGCTGACGGTGGATTTGATGCCATCCAGCACAGATGTCACGGTGCTCTTGATGGCGTTCCATACGGAAGTGACCGTAGTCTTGATGCCGTTCAGAACGGTGGTGATGGTAGTCTTTATGGCATTCCAGACCGTTGTGATGACAGATTTGATGGTGTTCAGCACTGTGGTCACAGTGTTCTGGATGCCGTTCCAGATACCAGAGAAGAAGGATGCGATGCCGTTCCAAATCCCCTCGAAGAAGGCTTTCACGCTCGACCACACGTCATTCCAGCTGGTACCAAACCAGCCGAGAACCGCATCCGCGATGCCGCGAATAGTGTCGATGGCGTTCTGGAATGCGCCCTTGATGCCCTCCCAGATAGAGGAGAATATCTCCTTCACGCCTGTCCAGACCTGCTCCCAATTCCCGGTGAACAGGCCGATGAACACATCAAGGATGCCGGTGATAACGCCAAGCACCGTCTGAAGGACATTGGCAATGGCATTAAATGCTCCTTCAAAGATAGGAGCCAGTACAGCGCATAGGCCATTCCAGATGGCCTTGATTGTCTCGGCGATGTCGGAGAAGCTGATGCCAAGGGCAGCCAGCCGCTCCCGGATGCCTTCGACAAAATTCGACACGGTGGTCTTTATCTTCTCCCATGTACTAAGGATGGCCTCGCGGAAGCCCTCATTGGTATTCCACAGATGCACAAAAGCCGCCACAAGGACGGCAATCACGGCGACCACTGCCAGAACCGGCGCAGAGACGCCGCCGATAGCTGCACCCAGCTTTCCGAAAATGCCGGTTCCGGCGCTGGCAGCGGCCTTGATTTTATTGAACGCACCGGCCAGCTTCACGAAGCCCTGCATGGCTACGCCGACTTTGGAGATGACTGTGCCGATGATAACAAGGAGCGGGCCGATGGCGGCAACTACAAGGCCAATGGTGATGATGGCCTTTTTCTGGCTTTCATCCATGCCGTTGAGCTTATCGATAAAGCCCTGAATATGGCTGACGATGCTCCGGATGGCAGGCATCAGGATTTCACCAAAGGAGATGGCAAGCTCCTCCAGCTGGGATTTCAGGATGGTCAGCTGACCGGCAAGGTTGTCCTGCATGGTCGCCGCCATAGATTCCGCTGTGCCGTCGCAGTTGTCGATGGCATTGGAGAGCTTGTCGATATCCTCCGGGGCAGCGTTCATCAGGGCGAGGAAGCCAGACATGGCGTTTTTGCCCACGAGAGTCTCTGCTGCCTGCGCCTTCTCGGATTCAGATAGACCGGAGAACGCCGTGCGACAATCAGCGAGGATATCGGAGAGGTCGCGCATGGAGCCGTCCGCATTGGTAGTGGCGATGGTGACGTCTCCGATGGCTTTACCGGAAATCTTTACTTCTCCGGTCAGATTGTTCATGATGGTACGCAGGGCGGTACCGGCCTGCGTGGACTTGATACCGGCATTGGCCATCAGGCCGATTGCCTCGGCGGTGTCCTCAGCGGAGAAGCCGAGCGCACCGGCGATGGGCGCACAGTATTTGAAGGTCTCGCCCATCATGGAGACGTTGGTGTTGGCATTGCTGGAGGCCGCCGCAAGGATGTCTGCAAAGTGCCCGGAGTCCTCAGCGGAAAGACCGAAGGCGGTCAGAGCATCTGTGACAATGTCCGAGGTGGTAGCGAGGTCTTCGCCGGAAGCAGCTGCGAGGTTCATGATGCCCTCGATGCCGCCCAGCATATCTCCGGTCTTCCAACCGGCCATTGCCATGTACTCCATAGCGGAAGCAGCCTCGGATGCAGAGAACTTGGTCTTGGAACCCATCTCGCGGGCTTTATCCCGCAGAGCCTCCAAATCGTCCCCGGTGGCTCCGGAGATGGCCGCGACCTGGCTCATCCCGGCATCGAAATCTGCTGCGGTCTTCACAGCGGCAGTTCCGACACCGCCAATGGCCAGCGTCAGCGGCATCATGGATTTTCCGGCTCCGGCGATGCTGTTGCCGGCGGATTCCATCTTCTGACCGACCTCGTCAATCTTGGCGAGGCTGGTGCTGGTGGTGGCAGCCTGCTCCTGCAGGCGCTTGAGCTCCTCCTCGGTCTCGATGATTTCCCGCTGCAGAGCGTCGTATTTATCCTGCCCCAGGTCGCCGCTCTCCAGCTGGGCCTTGGCCTGCTCCTGCGCGGCCTTCAGGGAATCCAGTTTCTCCTTGGTCGCGCCGATGGCGTCCTTCAGGAGCTTCTGTTTTTGGGACAGGAGCTCCGTGTTGGACGGGTCGAGCTTCAGGAGCTTGTTGACGTCCTTCAGGGAGGACTGTGTGTTTTTGATGGTCGTATTGACCGACTTTAGTGCCTTGTCAAGGCCGGTGGTATCACCGCCGATTTCGACAGTGATGCCTTTGATGCGACTTGCCACGGTGGTGACCCTCCTTCCTTAGAACCGGTCAAATTCCTCCTGCCCAGCGACCTTCTGGTATTTCACGCTGTCGTTGCCTTTCTCCGTCCACATATCCAACACGAGGCCAATCGTGAGCAGGTCGAGGTCGGCGATGGAAACACCGAGCTCTACGCATCGCAGGAGGAATAGCGGAGTGGTCAGTTCCCGGCTACTCTGGCTAAGTTTTTTTTAGACTCCACATCCGTGACCAGATTGGTGCCCCAGAGTTCGAGGATTTCCGGCAGCACCTGATAGATGGAGAACATCTCAAACTGCTCCAGCCACTCATCGATTGTGCCGGGGATGGTGGGGTCAGCATGAAAAGCCATGATATAGGCCACATTCTCGAAAATCTCCAGGTCGTCGATTTCCAGTGTGGAGCCATCTTCGCCGCCACGGTCTTTATAGGATTTCTCCAGCTTGGACAGGTCTTTGAAGATGTCCCGCTTGAACTTGATGCGATAAAGGCGCGGCACGGAGGCCGAAGAGCGGAACTTGACCTCCTTGCCGCTGATATTGACAGTTTTCTCAAGCATGGTTCAGCCCTCCTTACGCAGTCTCGCCCTTGTTCGGGTCGGGCGGGATGGAAACATCTCCGATAGAGAGCCTTTCCGGGTCGAGGTCAGCTTCCTCCGGAATGTAGACCGCGCTGTACCAATTCTGATAGGTTGCATCCTCCGTGTTGTCCCCGGTACGGGATTTCACCAGTCCGTCGCTGCGCGGGTCTGCCGTCAGAGACAGCGTTTCCGTACCCGGCTCGATGGTGTCCTCCTTGGTCTCGGATTCAATGGACGGACGGGACGCGGAGCAGTTATAAAGGACATGGCGGATACAGCGGACATCGCCGTCGAACTCAAAGAGCAATGCGAACTTCGCCGTTTCAGTGATGTCGGAGCGCTCCACCAGCACACCGTGGCTGTCCAAGGTCTCCTTCAGGATTTCCGTGCGGAACCACTCCGGGATGAGGGCGATTTCCAGGTCGCCGGAATAGCCGTTGTTGGCAGTGGAGCGGAAATACACGATGCCATCGGCATAGAACGGAGAAGAATCGCCCTCTGCATCCAGCGAGATGCTGACCGCGCCGGGGATGGCCTGCGGGGTCGCGTAGGTGTAGGTGGTGACGCCTTTGGACACGGTCTCCGTGAGCTTAGCAGCATGAACGTTTTTCAGGTTGTATTTGACTTTATTACCCATGACTCAAACCTCCATTTCAAATGAGTAGAGGACTTCGTAGAGACGTTCACTCTCTATCCAGACCTCGCTTTTGTCATAAAAAATACCGTGCTCATCAAGCACAGCTTCGACACTTGCCTCAAGCCCCACATCCTTGGTATCGGTGTAGAGCTCGATGTGGACTTCCGTCGCTTTGAAATAAACCTGCCCATCGGCGGCAAAATTATCGCTGGCCGGGAGCAGGTAACAGATGAAAGGCGGCTCAGGAGATTCTCCCTCTGCAAAATGGTCATAGGCAAAGGGGATGCCGAGCGCCTGCAGGATATCCAAAATCCTATCCATTTCTGATACACCTCTCGATATCTTTCTCCAGCTGCTCGATACCGGCCTGCTCAGCTGGTGCGATATGCGCACGACCGGATACGCGACCACCGCCGCGCTTGGCATGACCGAACTCCAGCAGATGGGCCAGCTGATAGCGGTTCCGGGAATGCACAGTGACCTCCAGCGCATGGCTGGACTCCCGCGTGGTCTTGACTGTCCAGCTCCTGCCATAAGCGCCGGTACGTTTCGGCGCAGAGGCTTGAATCTGCTTTTTGACGGTATCTCCAGCCTTCTTCACAGCCGCCTTTACGCCTTCGTTCGTCAGTGCCTGATACTCGTTGAGGCCCTGCATCACGGCATCGGCGAGGCCGTCGATAGAAACCTTCGTGCCCATCGTCACCGCCTCACTTTCTGGCACCGGAACTTTACGCTTTTGCGTTTGTAGTTCATGTGGTCGATGCCCGTAATGTTGTAGAGCGCATCCCGGAAGGAAATCCGAAAGCCGTCCTCGGTGATGGCATCCACCGCAGCGCAGAAGCGAACGGTAAAGGTGATGTCAGTGTTTTCTACGGTCGTTCCGGCCACAGATGTTTCCTTGCCGCTTTCGCCGCCAATGGTGGCAGCGCAGCTATAGTAATCTATCCAGCTGTTCTTGTGGTTCCCAATGGAATCCGTTATGACGGCATTCTTCTGGAACACGATGCGCTGGTTCAGGAGTGCAACGTCCATTAGAAGCCGGCCTCCTCTCTGGAAGCAAAGAGAAGAGAGCGAAGGGTCAGGGTCAGTGCATGGTGGTCAGCTTCCTCCCGGTGCTCATACAGATAGGCTGCAGCATACATGACGGCGACCTTGGCGTTTTCAGCCTCGGCAAATGCAATGGCATCATCTGTGCGGGCCACATCCATGCAGAGCTTTTGGGCGGCAGAGAGCAATTCCGTCAGGATACCGTCATCATCCGGATAGTCCACGCGCAGATACTGTTTCATCTCATCCAAAGTTACAATCATGTGCTTCACCTCCAAGAGAGCGGCAGCACCGCAGGATTACGATGCTGCCGCAGAAGAGAATCAGGAACCGGCCTTCATCTTCAGGAGCTTCACAGCTTCCGGCAGGACGAGCTTGCCATCCACGCGCTCTTTGGCGACAAAGCCGACCATGCCGTTTCCTGCAAAGAGCTCCTTGAGCTCAGCGAAGGAGCGAGTACCACGGTCGCCGATGTTGTAGTAGCTGAAATCGCCGAAAGCGACCGCAGCCTTGCCAGCGGCCACTGCCGGGAAGTAGGGAGACGTATAGGCGGCATAGCCGAGGATACGGTCAGGCTCTCCGGCCTGCAGAGAGGGCTGCCACAGATACTGACCGTAGTTGTCCTTCAGCTTGCGGATAGCAGCGAGGGTCTGGTCATTGAGCAGGAAGGCAGCGCTCTTGCGATAGGGGCGCTTGAGGGAGTAGATGAGGTCGATGAGCTCATCGGCGGTAATGGCCGTGGCGGATTTTGCCGTGACACCTACATCTGCACCACCGGTCGCCGCGAGGATGCCCAGAGGCTGGCCGGTGCCGGTACCGTTGATGAAAGCGTCCTCCTCGGCATTGGCCAGCGCCTTTCCGAACTGCTGCATGATATAGTTCTCCAGATTGAAGGCGTTATCATACAGGAGCTCCTCGGTGACCTTGATGGCCACATGGAGTTTGTGGGCATCGAGGATAATCTGGTCGAAGGTGGCGTCACCGAAGGTCAGCGCACCGCCCTCCTCAATCCACGCCGCAGCGGGCTTGGTGGCCGCGATGTTGATTTTGTGCTCCCCGGAGGTGGTGATGCGGGTGCCCAGCTTGCGCATCACGTTCTCCTCGTCGAGGATGTCGATGAGACGATGGTCATACTCTTCCGGGACGAGATAGCCGCCGTTGGCATCCACGCCTTCAGAGAGGACATTGCTGACCTGACGGAAATTGGTGCGCAGGGCCGTCAGCATGGCCTGCTTATATGCCTCAGAAGCACGACCGGTCTTCTCAGGCTTTTCGGTGGTGCTCATGGGCTTGCCGGTGAGCGGAGTGTTTACGGGCTTGGCGAGCTCCTGCTCCATTGCCTCCATCTCCTGCAGACGGGCGATTTCCGCACCATAGTCCTTGACCTTCTGCTCCATAGCAGCATAGGCCGCAGCGTCCTCGGTAGAGAGCAGGCCGTCCTTGTCGCGCTTGCTTTCCACAAACGCCTTCGCGCCTTCCCACGCCTGGTTACGCTTTTCAATCATTTCGAGAATCTTGCTCATGGTATATTACCTCCAATTTTTCATGAGATTGAGCCGCTCCAGCAGGGAGTCGGCATTGACCTTGGGTTCTTCCTGTTTCTGCTGAATCCGACATTTGGCAGCCAGCTTGTCCATTAGGGAATTGACTACCTTGGCCTCGGAATACAGCATGGATACCTGCGCCGGTTCCTCACCGCCGCCGTCCCCGGACTCGCGCTTCAGAATGCCATCGGCGAAGCCCAGCTCCACCGCCTTGTTCGCGTCCATCCAGGTCTCCGCATCCATCAGATGGGAGAGCTTTGCGCGGGAGAGGCCGGTCTTGATTTCGTAGGCATTGATGATGGATTCCTTGACTTCGTTCAGCATGGAGATGGCCTTTTGCATTTCTGCCGAATCGCCGAAGGCCACCGTTGCCGGATTATGAATCATGAGCATGGACACCGGTGAGACCAGCACCTTTGTACCGGCCATAGCGATGACGGAGGCAGCCGAAGCCGCGATGCCATCAATCTTCACAGTGACATTGCCCTTGTAATCCATCAGCATGTTGTAGATTTGGGCTGCTGCGACACAGTCGCCGCCCGGAGAGTTAATCCAGACCGTGATGTCGCCGGTGCCCGCATTCAGCTCATCCTTGAACATCTGCGGGGTGAGGTCATCGTCAAACCAGCTTTCCTCGGCGATGGTTCCGTTCAGGAACAGTGTCCGTTCCTGCGCCGTCTCCTTCGTCTCCTGATTCGTTACCGTCTGATTCTTCCACTTCCAAAACTTCTTCATCGGAATCTTCCTCCTTTCCCGCAGCAGAAGTCGCCGCGAAAATACCGGCATCCGCCAGCTTGGTCATGTTGCCGTTGATGAGATACAGGTCACCGCCCAGCTCAGGCGGGATGCGGTCGAGATTTTCGAGCTCCCGGATGTCATTGGCGGACATCCAGCCGTTCTGTCTGGCTGTGGCATAGCCGCTCATCCGGCTTTGGTAGTCGCCGCGCAGCAAGCCGTCCACATTGAATTTGACAAAGAACGTCGCCTTCTCCGTCTCGGACAGGAGCGACCGGTTCAGGGACTGCTCCCAGCGGACTATCCACGGCTCCAGCGTGTACTTCACAAATTCCAGAGACTGTTGCTCGATATTGGAAAAGCTCGACTTTTCCAAATCACCGACCATGTGGGGCGGCACTCGGAAAATTCGAGCTATCTCGTCAATCTGAAATTTTCTGGTCTCAAGGAACTGCGCCTGCTCCGGGGAGATGGAGATAGGCGTGTACTTCATGCCTTCCTCCAGAATGGCAATCTTATGAGAATTGCTGCCGGAGAAGCCCTTGTTCCAGCTCTCTCGGATGGCGTCCGGATTCTTGACCGTGCCGGGGAATTCCAGTAGGCCGCCCGGAGTCGCACCGTTAGCGAAGAACTTAGCGCCGTACTCCTCACAGGCAATCGCCATACCGATAGAGTTTTTCGCCATCGCAATCGGCGAATAGCCCACCAGCCCGTCAAAGCCGAGGCCCGGAACATGGAGGACGTCTCTTGGCTTCAGAACGACCGTGCCGGTCTTCATCGTCGGCGCGTCCTCGTTACTCATCTGGTAGCTGTAGTAGAGCTGACCGTGTTCATCCCGGTCGACTGTCATGCGGTTCGGCATGAGCGGATACAGCGCAATGACCTCGCCTTTACCGTTCCGGATGATTTGCGCATAGGCGTTGCCCCACAGGAGCAGATGCGTCATGAGGGTCTCCCGGAACACGAAGGAAGTCATCTCCGGATTGGGTTCATCGTGGAGCAGCCGGTAGAGCGGATGCGTGAGCGCCTTCTCCTTGCTCCCGGTATCCATATACCGATACAGGTGGACAGGAAGGCCCGCGATAGATTCGGACAGGATGCGCACACAGGCATAGACCGCCGTCATCTGCATGGCCGAGCGTTCGTTGACCTGCTTCCCGGAGGTGCTGTTTCCGAAGAAGAATCGGTAGCCGCTGCCGGATGTACTGTTGGTGGGGTGGTCTCTGGATTTGAAAAGTCCACTGAAAATACCCATTGGGTCACCTCCTAAATGAAGAGGATGCCTCTGCTGTCATAAACAGAAGCACCACTGTCGTTCCCACAGCGGATAGCGCGATCGAGGCCCATGATGGTGGCGACTGCGCCGTCTATCTTTTCTGTGGATTTCTCTTTGTCTGCTTTGATGTTGCCTGCCGGGTCGGTACGGATATAGATGTTATCCATCATCCAGCGCAGCACCGGATGTCCGCCATGAGCAATTTTCTGCTCCAAGGTCAGCTTCATGAGCTCCTTAGTGGGCGGGCTCATATCCTTGAAGCCCTGACCGAAGGGCACGACTGTAAAGCCCATGCCTTCGAGGTTCTGCACCATCTGCACGGCTCCCCAGCGGTCAAAGGCAATCTCCCGGATATTGAACCGTTCTCCCAGCCGCTCGATGAATTTTTCGATATAACCGTAGTGGACAACGTTGCCCTCCGTAGTCTGGAGATATCCCTGCCGTTCCCAGACGTCATAAGGAACGTGGTCGCGTCGGACGCGTAGGTCAAGGGTCTCTTCCGGTATCCAGAAGTATGGGAGCACGATGTATTTATCCTCCTCATCCGTCGGCGGGAACACCAGTACAAATGCCGTGATATCCGTCGTGGAGGATAGGTCGAGGCCGCCGTAGCAAACGCGCCCTTCAAGGTCATCTTCGTTGACCGGGAATGCGCAGGCGTCCCATTTCTCCATCGGCATCCAGCGGACGGCCTGTTTGACCCACTGGTTGAGCCGCAGCTGCCGGAAGGAATTCTCCTCGCCGGGATTCTGTTTGGCGCTCTCGCAGGCGGCCCGGACTTTATCGATTCCGACCGTGATGCCGAGAGACGGATTGGCTTTCTTCCAGACCTTCGGGTCTGTCCAGTCATCAGATTCATCTGCACCATAAATGACAGGATAGAAGGTCGGGTCGATTTTGCGGCCCTCCAGAATGTCCTTGGCCTTCTGGTGCGTCTCATAGCAGATGCTGTTGGTATCCGTCCCGGCTGTGGTAATCAGAAAATAGAGCGGCTGCATCCGAGCATCGCCGGAGCCCTTGGTCATGACGTCAAAGAGTTTCCGGTTGGGCTGGGTATGCAGCTCGTCAAATACCACGCCGTGGATGTTAAAGCCATGCTTGGAGTACGCCTCCGCCGACAGCACCTGATAGAAGCTGTTGGTGGGCTGGAAGATGATTCTCTTCTGGGAGGCCAGAATCTTCACCCGCTTATTGAGCGCAGGACACATACGCACCATGTCGGCGGCCACATCAAAAACAATGGTCGCCTGCTGGCGGTCAGCTGCGCAGCCATAGACCTCAGCCCGCTCCTCGCCGTCGCCGCAGGTGAGCAACAGCGCAATGGCAGCGGCCAGTTCAGATTTGCCCATCTTCTTGGGTATCTCCACATAGGCCGTATTGAATTGCCGGTAGCCGTTGGGCTTCAGGATGCCGAACAGGTCGCGGATAATCTGCTCCTGCCAATCGATGAGTTCAAAGGGCCTGCCCGCCCAGGTGCCCTTGGTGTGGCACAGGCACTCGATAAAATTCACAGCATAATCCGCAGCCTCCTTATCGTAAACGGAGTCCTTGGCCTTGAATGCCGTGGGCTTATATTTCTTCAGCTTTCGCAAGTCATCACCTCTAACTGGCATAAAAAATGACCTGCCATCAGGCAAGCCGTCCTATCGTTCTATACGAGAGACAGAGCCTTGCGGCTCCGCTCTTCGGGAATTCCCGACTCAGTTGTAGTTTTCCAGCAGGATGCAGTAGGCCATCCGGGTCGGCATATCGTCCTCGGCGGGCTCAACATCCCAGCCCCGGTCGTAGTTGGCGGTGATGACACCGTCCACCTTAATCATGAGCTTGCTGATTCTGCCACCGTTGATGCCGTGGGTCTCGCTGGGTTCCTCGTAGTGCTTGACCCAGTAATGGCAAACTGTGTTTTTGCCCTTGTCCTTCGCGTCCGGGATTCTGATGGTTCCTTCGCTCCACATGGTTCAGCCCTCCTCAGTTCTCAGCCTTGAGGACGTCCACCAGCCATTCGGCTTCCTTGTGGTATTCGCCGGTGGCCTTCTCCAAAACGCTGCTGTCCTCGTCGATGTAGTGCAGGTGCTTGCCGACCTTAACGAACCGGGCATCTTCGTAACCTTCGAGGTCAGTGCGGTAGACCTTCGCGCTGCGGCTCTCGCCGTCGTAGCTCTTGCCGTCCCAGCCGTTGAAGGTGAACCGGACGCTCTCGCGGGTCTTGGTGAAGTGGGCCTCAAAATCGGCTCTGGTAATCGCGGTGTTGTACTCCCGCAGGCTGAAGGCGTTTCTCATCTGGTAAAGGTTTTTCATGTTCGTGTCCTCCGTATTTGTGTTGTTTTCCCTTTCGGTGACTGTATATTCGCTCTAAAAGCACATAATAGCAAGTCAATTATCGGGAATATACTGAACAAATATCGCGGAGGAATATTGTGTACTATACGACCAAAAGAGCCATCCGGCTCTCTTGGCGGCAGGGCTTACTCTTCGCCGTACATGATGAAGTGAACGTACTCTTTGCGGTGCTCCTCCAGGTAGCAGACCAGCTCGTGGAAGTCCCGGTCAAAGGCGAGGCGCTGCACCATTGGGATATCGAACATGTTGGTCAGGCCGGTGTCCCGGATGGCGAGAATCTGTTCCCGGATGGTCTCAGTCATCGGAATCCACCACCTTCCTGCAGCGGTCGATGCCGTAGATAACATTCAGGCCGGAGCCGTTGTCCCAATCGACCATGATGCTGCCGGTATCATCGACTCCGATGACGGTGCCTCTGGTTCCCACCGGAGGAGCCTGCGCATCGTCCATCTGGGTCAGCTCCACACGAGTGCCGACCGGGTAGGTCTGGCGGAGGTGCTCAATGACAGCCTTATTCGGAAACCGCATCGTCTGTCACCTCCATTCGTTTGGCACCGGATTTGAAGGCGCTGGAGCCGGAGAGGTTCCGGAGCAGGATTTTCCGGTCGGTCTTGTACGCATCCCCGATGAAGCCCAGCCGGAGCAGGAAGCAGCGGAAGGCGTACTTCTCATTGTCAACCGGCTTTTCCTTGGCAGTGATGCGCTTGGCGTCCTTGGACATCCGGCAGAGCGCGGCAATGAAGTGGGTGTAGGCGGTGGCTTCCTCCGGCTGCGGCTCGGCGAACCACGGGAAGGTGACGCGGTCTTCCTGAAGCTCGAAGCGCAGGTCGTCGATGCCCAGCGCCTTTTTGATGAGGCTGCCCTTGGCGTCCAGTAGCTTGGTCATGTTCCCGACCTGAACCTTATCGAGCGGAACCGCAATCGTAAGGCCCACGTCTTCCTCCTGAACCGCTTCCTCCGGCTCCTCGGTCGTTTTCTCCGGTGCCTCGCAAGCGAAGCCCGCAGCCGCGATGCCCTCCAGCAACCGCTCGACCTCCTCGCTGTCGGCGCGGTCGTCGAAAAGCAGGGTGCCGTCCTTGGTGACGCTGAAGGAGTCGATTTCGTAGTTGCAGGTCGGCATGAACTTGTAGACTGCCTTGGCTTCAGTGATGCCGGAGATGACTTTGACCAGCTCCTTGCGCCGGTCGCCGGTTACGTTGTACCTGATTTCCATGGTGAAATCCTCCTGTGTATGTTTTTCCCGTTCAGGGTAGTCACATATTCGCTCTACAGGCACAGAATAGCAAGTCAATTCTGGAGCATAAATCCGACAAAGATGTGCCTTGGAACGTGTGTAATAGTGACAATCAGGAGGCAGGCTCGACGTCCTTCACCAGCGCCGCGTAGGGCTGTTTTTCGCCGTCGCGGATGACGTAGACACCGTCAGCATCCCCGGTGTCATCCACATATCTGCGAAGGATGACAGAAGCGTACTTTTTGTCGAGCTCCATCGTGCAGCAGGTGCGGTTCATCTGCTCACAAGCCATGAGCGTAGAACCGCTGCCGCCGAAGGTATCGATGACGATGGCGTTCTCCTGCGTGGAGTTCCCGATGGGATAGCCCAGCAGGTCGAGCGGCTTGCTGGTTGGGTGATTTGCGTTCCGCTTGGGCTTGGCAAAATTCCAGATGGTAGTCTGCTTCCGGTCGGAGTACCACGGATGCTTTCCGTTCTGAATGAAGCCATAGAGCACCGGCTCATGCTGCCACTGGTAATCCGAGCGCCCCAAAACCAGCGAATCCTTCACCCAGATACAGCATCCGGCGAGATGGAAACCAGCATCGATGAAAGCCCTGCGGAAGTTGAGACCCTCGGTATCTGCGTGAAAAACGTAGGCGGCACCACCTTTTTCGAGGTGGTCAGCCATGTTCTTGAAGGAGGCAAGCAGGAAACGATAGAACTCCTCATCCTTCATGGAGTCATTTTGAATGGTCAGGCCACTGGAGCTCTTAAAGGAAACGCCATAGGGTGGGTCAGTCAGGATGAGATTTGCCTTCCGGCCATCCATGAGCGCTGCCACATCCTCGGCGCTGGTGGCGTCACCGCACATGAGCCGGTGTCTGCCGACTGTCCAGATATCGCCACGCTTCACAAAGGCTGCCTTCTCCAGCGCAGCACTCAGGTCGTAATCGTCATCTTCCGCGTCAGAATCGCTCCCGTCCTTGAACAGGTCAGCCAGTTCCTTCTCGTCAAAGCCGGTGAGGGAGACGTCAAAAGCCTCGCCCTGCAGCGCTTCGATTTCCACCCGGAGGAGTTCTTCATCCCAGCCTGCGTCCATCGCCATGCGGTTGTCGGCGAGAATGTAGGCTTTTTTCTGTGCTTCGGTCAGGTAATCCACAAAGACACAGGGCACCTCGGTGATGCCTTCCTCCTTGGCGGCAAGCAGACGACCGTGACCGGCGATGATGCCATAGTCACGGTCGATGATGATAGGGTTGATAAAGCCGAATTCCCGCAGCGACGAGCGGAGCTTCATGACCTGTTCCGGCGAGTGCGTCCGGGCATTGTTGACATAGGGTACCAGTTTGCTGACGGGCACCAGCTGCATATCAGTCGTTGTTTTCATACGAGCCCCCATTCTGCGAACTTCTCAAAGCCGCCGACAGAGCGGATATAATTTCGACAGATTTCGACGATTTCCGCATATGGCCTGCCGTCCACGGTGTCATCCCCGATAGCGCAGCAGAGTTTCACGGGCTGGCCAGTCTCCTGTGCCTTGAGGAAGGCATAGACGTTCACGGACACATCCGCTTTCGAGAGGTCTTTTCCATGCAAGCCTCCGCCAGTGACACCGTCCGCCATATCGGAGCCCAGCTTCCGGTTGGTCGCGCCGGAATCCACATCTGTGCCGCCCGTCCAATCGCCGAGCGGATTGACCTCGGCACCGGGATACAGCTCCCGAAGCTCGTCCGAGGGAGCGGTGCTCTGGCAGAGGATGAGCCGGTCGCCGTCCAGAATGTATTTCCCGTCAGTGGGGTATCTTTCGTAGATGGAGTGGGCGATGCCGGAGAGCTCCTGCTGCTCAGGTGTGATACACATTCCTTTGAAAATGCCGTTGTCGCCGCAGCGGAAACCGTCACGCTGGTTGTCGGAGAGATGTACATCTTGAGCGACCTCGGTGTAATCAAGTGCGAGGTTACCGGCGATACGGTGGACGATGCCTTCGACGTCCTCAGCAGACAGATGCGTAGATGTCTCCGCAATGATGTGACAAACATGATGACCGAGCAGGACTTCGACTGCGATGCGAGGGTCGGGCTCCTGCGCATAGGCAAGGTCGACCAGGGCTCCGGCGATGCGGTCTGCGATTTTATCCGGATGGGCCGGATTCACTTTTTCATACATAGTCAGCTTCCTTTCCGCGCCCGGAGCAGTCGTTCCATCGTATCATCCATCGGGGTGACACCAGTGTACTCGGTCGCACAGTTTTCTTTTACGATTTGGTATATCTCCATCCAGAGCCGGTTGGTCTGGCTCATAAAGTTCTGACTCATCGCCACATAGGGCGACTGAATCGCGCTGCCGGTGGTGGGATGCTTGGCCAGAAAGCCGAACTCTGTCACGGCCTCCTCGCACTGTATCCAGCGGGCCACACTCATGGCGTAGCGCTCCAGAAGCTGTGGAGATACCAGAGAGGCGCAGCCTCGCTCGGCCAGCCACTCCCAGGTCTCCTTGTAGATGTCCTCGGCGACCAGCGCCTTGCCGTCCTTTTGAACAGCGGAGAGCATTTTGGACGGCTTCGGTATCGCCTGACCCTCCAGCTCGGCAGCACGGTCATCGAAGCTGATGACCGTCAGCGCCCGTTTGCCGGGATTGCCCTCCGCAATCTTGTCTGCTAAGGGCTTTTTCTTGGCTCCGGCTCCAATGCGGGCACCGCCACGGTTGGTACCGTCCTTCGCCATTTCGATTCACCTCCAGTTGCCGGGGTATATTCCCCGTTTGAAATCGCGTTTTTGTGCGCGAAGGCCCACGCCCGTTCCACGGGGAAAAGACCGTAGAGATTTTGAGCGCCCCTACCGGTTCTCCCGATTATGCCAGCGGTCGCCGCGTTCGGCATGAATCCGCGCATGGCACTCTTTGCAAAGGGCCATCAAATTGCTGCGGTCGTGGGTTCCTCCCTGTGAAAGAGGGAGCTTGTGGTGAATCTCCTCGGTTGGCGTGTACACACCTTTCGCAAGGCAGACTTCACACAGTGGGTGCTCCGCAGCATAGCTGTCCCGGATGCGTTTCCATGCCCGTCCGTACCGACGCTTGGTAGCAGGGTCACGGTCGTACCGTTCATAGCGCTGGGCTTCCAGCTTCTCGTGTTCCGGGCAGAAGCGCCGGTCAGTCAGGTTGGGGCAGCCGGGAAAAGAGCAGGGCCGTTTTGGTTTCATGGGCATTCCTCAATCACCTCCGGGGATAGAAAAAGCCTCCGCAGGATTGCTCCCACGAAGGCTTGGCCCTATTTTTCACACTACCATAATATCACTTATCAATGTGCCATTCCGTGCCAAAGTGTGCCAACTTTATGCTGGCGGCTGGAAATTTCTAAGAGCCGAGGCGTGGATGCGATGAACCGTCCGCATGGACACGCTCATCAGCACTGCAATCTTATCCCAACCGTAATTGTTGATGTACCGGAAGCGGAGAAGGAGCTGCTCATCCACATTGGCCAGCTGAGAGATGGCTTCACTGATTTCGGCCTTCAAATCTACCAACCGGTCTATCTCTGCGTTTATCTTTCTCTCCTCGTCAATGATTTTGCAGATGGTCTTCTCGAAGGGCGCTTCCGTGCTCCTTGTCTTGGAGACCCGGACGCCATCGTAATTCACTCCGCTCAGGCTGGTAGCCAGGTCGCGCAGTCTGTCCAGCTCGGACAAATCGGAATTGATGCGCTCGTTCAGCCGGTAGGCTTGGGAGAGATATTGCTTTGCCGTCATCTGGCGATTCCTCCTTCCTGTATTTTCTTCATGAGCGCCTCACCGTCCAGACCGGAAAGTAGTTCAAACCATCCGGAACGGAAGAAGCGCTCAAGGCTCTGGAGCTCGGTTTGGTGTTTGAGATAGGTCTCGTGCTGTTTTTCCTCTTCATCCCGTGGCGGATTTTGTCGAAACCAGTCGAGCTCCGCATCGTAATCCTTTGCTGCCAGCACCACGATGGCGTGGGCCAGCCGGGTATAAGCGTCATCCACAGGCGTCACACCTCCAGTGCCACTTTGACCGCATCGATAAGCGCGGCCTGTGTTCTGTCCTTGGCCTCCAGCGCCTTCAGGATTCTCTCGTCGATGGTGCCCTTGGTGATGATATGTTGTATCACCACTGTTCCGGAGCTCTGGCCTTGCCGCCACAGTCTGGCATTGGTCTGCTGGTAGAGTTCCAGAGACCACGTCAGACCGAACCAGATGAGAGTGGAACCACCGGCCTGCAGGTTGAGCCCGTGACCGGCTGAGGCCGGATGGATGACGGCCACCGGGATTTTGCCGCTGTTCCAGTCGGCGATGTTCTTGCTGGACTTCAGCTCCCGGACATCAAAGCGCTTTTTGATACGCTGTAGGTCGTGACGGAACCAGTAGGCCACCAGAATCGGCTTGCCATTGGCGGATTCGATGATATCCTCCAGAGCGTCCAGCTTCCGGTCGTGGAACTCTATCGTGTCGCCGGTGTCGGCATAGATAGCACCGTTGGCAAGCTGGGCCAGCTTTCCGGTCAGGGCCGCTGCGTTAGCAGCAGTCACCTCGCCGTCCGGAAGCTGCAGGATGAGCGCCTGCTTGAGCTCCTCGTACCGGTCGGCCTCCGCATCGGAGAGATAGACCTCATAGCGGGTGGAAACCAGCTCTGGCATCTTCAGATGGTCGGTGGATTTCATGGAAATCGTGATGTCGGAAATCCGGCTGTATATGGCTTCCTCCGCTCCCGGCATAGGCTTGTAGGAATAGATGATTTGCCCGTTGCGTTTGTCCGGGAGGAAGAAGGTGTTCCGGTACTGCGTGATGAAGCGACCGAGGCGATGGCCCATATCCAGCAGCCGGAACTCTGCCCACAAATCCATGAGGCCATTGGAGGAAGGGGTGCCGGTCAGCCCAATGATACGCTTGACCTTGGGCCGGACACGCAGCAGGGCCTTGAAGCGCTTGGACTGGTGATTTTTGAAAGACGACAGCTCGTCGATGACCACGGTATCGTAGTCAAACGGGAAGCCGCTGCTCTCGATGAGCCAGCTCAGGTTCTCTCGGTTGATGATGGTGATGTCCGCACTGACCATCAACGCGGCCTTCCGCTCTCTGGCGCTGCCCACGGCAACGGTGTAGGTCAGGTCTTGCAGGTGCGCCCATTTTTCGATTTCCGCAGGCCAGGTATCGCGGGCCACACGGAGTGGCGCGACCACCAGAACACGATGGGCCTCAAAGCTGTCAAACAGAAGGTCGGCGATGGCCGTCAGGGAGATGACCGTCTTGCCAAGTCCCATATCGAGTAGGACAGCTGCCACGGGGTGAGTTTCGATGTAGTCGATGGCATAAGCCTGATAGTCATGTGGCTCGAAGTTCATCCAGCATCCCTCCAATCTGCTCAGTGCCGTCAATCACATACACCCGGAAGCCCAGAGACCGTAGCAAGCGGTGCCGTGCCAACTGGAGCGAGCGCGGGGCTTTTCCCGGTGCTTTCAGTTCTACAAAGGCAATAACGCCATCCGGAAGTAAGACAAGGCGGTCGGGCATCCCGTCGAAACTCGGAGACACGAACTTCACGGCGATGCCACCGGCCTTTTTTACCATCAGGGATAATTTTTTCTCGATGTCTTTTTCTCGCATATAACGCTCCTTTTCTCTGGTCATGCAAGGTGTATCAATGCCAATACAAGACTTTTTCTTATTCTGATTTTTATAGCCCTTAGAAAAAGTCTGTAAAACACATTGATACACCTTGTCATTAGGGCTCTCAGGTCAGAAAATCGTCTCCGGCATCGTCCATGTCTGTCCGCAGCCGCACACCCTTGAAATACCGTTTCCGGTTCAGGGTCACACGCTCAAATCCGGCGCTCTCCATCGCAAAGTAGAAGTCTGCCGTGCTGCGCACATACTCGTTGGTGTCGATGCAGTAGTTCCGATACGCCTGATACAGCGAGGAGGAGCTCTCCCGGAAACCGTCGCCGGTCTCGCACTTGTCCTCCATGAAGTGCCCAAACCAGTCGTTCTGGCTCCGGTATTCGTCGATTGCCGCTTTCACGCAGGCCGGGACAGGAATCTGGTAGTCCAGGTCGATGACCTTTTTGGCACCCTCGATGACCCACGCCAGAATGCTCTCCCCGGCATTGTCATAAAGGTACTCGCCATAGTTCTTGATGTCGCTCTTGCCGGTAATCTTGGCATTAAACGGGATGACGATGAGCCTGCGCCAGATACCATCGTCGGATGCGCTGACGCGAGGCAGATGGTTGGTGTACAGCACCAGCGTGTGGCAAGGCTTAAACGAGAACGGGTCTTTGTACTTCTTCTCCGCGAACACATCATCCGTGGAGCAGAGCTGCTTGACCGTGGAATCGTTCAGACGGGCACCTTCCTGCATCTCGGCAGCGATGAGGAGACGCTTGCCCTTGACCTCCGCCATCTCCGGCTTGATATTCCTGCGGCAGCCCACGGTCAGGGTGTCGGCGGAGATATTGCCGCTGTACAGCCCCAGCACACGGGACACCGCATTCCAGAAAGTGCTCTTTCCGTTCCGGCCATCTCCGTAGGCAATGATGAGGGCCTCCACATAAACTTTGCCGATGGCGGCCAGACCGCAAATCATCTGGACATAGTCGATGAGCTCCTGATTGTGCTGGAAAATGAGGTCGAGGCAGTCCTGCCAGATTTTCTGGCCCTTCTGACCGGGTGTGACTGAGGTGATTTTTGTGATGAAGTCCTCCGGCGAGTGCTCCCGCGCTCCGGCCATGCCCTTACGCAGGTCGTAGGTGGCCTCCGGGGTATTGAGAGCAAAGCAGTCCGCGTCCAGGTCTCTGGGCGAAATCTCCAGCATGGGATGGGACTCTTTCAGTGCCGACGTGATGTACTTGGAGTCCCGGCGCTTGATGACGAACGCCTGATACGCCTTTGCCTGCAGAAATTCCTGAAACGCCTGCAGCTGCTCATCGCTCATGAGCTGTTCGGCCTTGGCCTTGGAGGTGCCGTCCAGAATGGTCTGGGCTCCGTTGTTCTTCATCTTTACCAGCGCATTCATCAGGTCGCGGTTGGCTTCCTTCATCTGGCGACGGGTCAGTTCATGGGCCACCGCCTGTGCGCCGGGTTCAGATTCCTGCCAGTAGTGGTCGCTGTAACGGATGAAGTGGGTGGCCGGAGAATAGCGGAGTTCCCCGGAAAAGTAGCGGGCCATGACCTCAGCCTGACCGACGTCCGAATAATCCTCCGGCTTATAGCTGTTGGGGTCGTTATAGGCTTCCGGAGGGACATACCCGGCCTGCTCCCGGATGCGGGAGAAAAAGCGCTGGGCGCTGTGCCAGATGGTGTTCAGTTCACTGTTCTCCAGCGGAGGCACACACTTGGCGGCCTCGTCCAGGAAAGCCTGATACGCTTCGTCGGTATCACCGTACTTTTTGATGACGCGACCGGCGAAGCGGGACATGGTGGCATTTCGGCTGCCCTCCGGGATAACGGTACTCTGACCAAAACCGCCGTCCGGCAGCTCGGTATCGAAATCGTCCTCCTCCAGAAACTCGGTCAGGTTCATCCGGCCAGGATACAAGGCGACCTCTGCTGCGGTGGTGCCGAAGAAGAACCGGGCCGCGTCGAGTGCATTGGTGTCGAAGTACGGGAAAATGGAATTGACCAGCTTCTTCATATCGCTGTAGAGCGTCGGGTCGGTCACATAGTCGATGGGAAAGAGAACATGGAACTTGGGTCGTGCCGCTTTACCGTTTTTCTCCCGCATATTGAAGCGGCTGAAGTGGACGGCAAAGGTGACGCCCGGAAAATGCTGGAGAACGTCCTCCGGGGTAATCCAGTCTTCCGGGTTCTCTGAGTGGTCGTTATCACAGTCCACCGGGAGGCAGTCGCTCCCGATGAAGTTATCGCCGTTGCGGTAGCTGTTCTGGTATTCGGCGCAGACATAGTCGTGGCAGACGGCTGCCTTCAAAGAGGCTTCGTCCAGCACCACATGCTTGTGCGGATAGGAGCAGTTGCCGGGATTGCCGGTGACGTCGGCGCTACAAATCGTGAACATCAGTCATACACCTCCGCCGCTTCCTCCTCCAGCACCTTCGTGATGAACTTCAGCGCCCGAATCGTAGTCTCCAGCTCACAGTCGCCGCCGAGGACGACCTCAAAGCCGGGGCAGCCATACTTGTTGACATAGCTGCGGACTTCCATATCCGTACTGGCTGCATCCTCGATGCGGAAGTAGGTGCGACCGCCGTGGCCGCTGTCGCCGCCCTGATAGCCGGTGGTGCCAGCCTCGACTTCAAGGATGTTGGCGCTGACCACATCGCGGGTATAGGTTGTGAGCTCGGTGCCGTCCTTCAGGATGCGGCTGTTTTCTTTGATTTCGTACATGGTCTCAAACCTCCTGACAATCTTCGGTGAAGTAGCGCAAGCGGTAGTTCTTCCACTTGGCGCGTCTGATTTCTGCCTGCATACCTGCAGAGATTCGGCTGCCGAACACCCACACCTCAGAGCACTTGCTCATGATGGCGTTGCCAAAGAATATCCCAAGCTCACGCTCGTCCGGGTCGGCATCGTTTAGAAACTGTGGATAAAGCAGATGTGGCGCGATGGGGATATAGCCCTTGTCCACGGCAAACCGGCTGTAGCGTCTGGCGGCATCTACGTTTCCTGCGATATCTCCAGCGTAGGGAGAGCAGATGTAGACGATGGGCCGGAACGCACGACCGGAGCGCTGTTCCTGTTCGACTTTCTTGATGGCCTCGTATGCCGTCAGGTCAAGGTAGCCTTCGCTGTTGCGCATATCGACACTCATGCTGCGATTCCTCCTTTCCGGGCGGACATAGAAAAAGGCGTCCACCTCTGCTTCCCACTGAAGGTGAACGCCCGATTTGAGCGGATGATTATCAATCTTTTTTGTAAAACGGGGTGGCGTAGCCGTCTGCACGGAGCAGCAGACCCTTTGCCCACGGTGGTGTCCGACCCATCTGCTCACAGACAGCATCCAAGGACATGTGTGGGTCGGCCTCGATGACCAGCTCATCGTGGATATGCATCACGATGGAGCAGCACCGGAGCGTTCGCATGGCATAGCAGAGGATGTCGCGGGCCGTGGCCTGCACGATGTTCTCCACGAACTTGGGGCCGTAGGAATCCAGCCGTTCCCACTTCTTCGTGGAGCCGATGCCTTCATAGGTGATACATTCGCCGCCGAACTTGTTCGTTCCCACCTTGGGCTTCACATAGGCCAGCTTCCTCCCGGAGGGCAGGGTGATGAACAGCATCCCGCTCCGGCAGGAAAAGGTCAGACCATAGTCGGTGGTGGTGTGCTTGTACCGGACGGCCTCCATGACGGCTCTGTCCACAGCCCACCAGAATTTCACGATGTTCGGATTGGACTGCCGCCATGCATCCACCAGCTGTGGGAGCTCCTCCTCTGTCAGCCCCATCTCCAGAGCGCCCATCGCCTTGAGCGCACCAACGGAGCCGCCATAACCGAGGGCCAATTCTGCAATCTTACCCTTCTGGCGCAGGTGTCCGTTGATGCCATGTTTCTCCACGGGAACCTTGAACATCTGTGATGCGCTGGCGCAATAGATATCTCCGCCCTTGGCAAACACCTCCTGTCGCCACGTCTCCCCGGCAAACCAAGCGATGACACGAGCCTCAATCGCACTGAAGTCGGCTACAAGAAATTGGGCTCCATCTCTTGGGATAAAAGCTGTACGGATAAGCTGGGAGAGCGTGTCCGGCACATCCTCATACAGCAGCTCCACAGCATCGAAATCGCCGGAGCGCACCAGAGCACGGGCCTCCGCCAAGTCGGGAAGGTGGTTCTGGGGCAGGTTTTGCAATTGAATGTTTCTGCCGGAGAAGCGCCCGGTTCGGTTTGCCCCATAGAACATGAACATCCCACGGGCACGATTGTCGCTGCAGACGGTTTTCTCCATTGCCTGGTATTTCCGGACGGAGGACTTGGCCAGCTGCTGCCGGAGCGTGAGCACCTCCGCCAGCTCCGGTGGTGCCGTTTTCAGGAGCTCCGCCACAACCTTCTTTCCGAGGCTGTCGGTCTCCATGCCGTTGTCGGAGAGCCATTGCTTCATCTGCTGGACGGAGTTGGGGTTCTCCAATGCCGTCATGCGCTTCATGGCATCAGTCAGCTCCTGCCGGGAACGGGCATCCATCTGGATGGCCTGCTCCACGAGCTCCATGTCGATGCGGACGCCACGGTCGTTGATTTCTTGGTCGATGTCGTATTCCTCCCAGACCTGTGGCGGTACCGGGAACTTGGAGAGCTTCTGCTGGATGCCCATCTCGGCCTCTACGTCACGGGCATTATAGCGTTTGAACAGCTCCCACTTGTCCGGCGCATGGAAGGGCCGGTTTCGGGTGCGCTGGCCATTTGCCTTGGTGGGCAGACAGGGCTGGCAGAAGTATTTGATGAGCTCCTTGCCCTCGGTGAGCTTCTGTTTCTCCAGACCGAGAACGGCACCGACACCCTCCAAGGAAAGCGGCAGGCCCATCGTAGCCGCCCAGACCATGGAGCAATGCCAGCTCTCCGGGTCAAGATATTCGCCGGTGGGATAACCGAGATACCGGGAGAGGCATACCCGCTCGAAGGCCGCATTGAAGGCCCACTTGATGACGGAATCGTCCTCCAGCGCAGCCAGCACTTCCTTGGGGATATGCTCCCCACAGGCAAGGTCGACCACCTGCACCGGCCCGGAGTCGATGCTGTAGCCGAAGAGCAGGATTTCAAAATTGGGAGACTCACAGTAACGATATACTCCGGTCTTCTGGAGCGGGATGTCGCTGTAGGTCTCGATATCGATACTGAGTGTATTCATAGGCACATCCTTTCGGAGCAGTGGAATATGGGTGGCGGGATTGCTCCCACCACCCGCTGGATGAGGATTACGATTTGTCGAGCTCCTTCATACGAGCCTCGTGATATTCCACCTCGCGCAGGGCACGCTCCTTCTCAAGCTGCTGGCGTTCGGCCTCCCACGCTGCGTTGCGCTTTTCACGCTTGCGGTCATCGATGGTGTCGATGATAGACCGGACAATCCAGAACACTGCCAAGAGCAGATAGAGGGAGAGCAGAAGGATGCAGAGAATGGTCGTAGCGTTCATCGTGGTCACCTCCATCAGTCAAGGAAATCGTCATCTTCGTCGGTGGCGAAGTCGGACTCGGCGCTGGCCTTGCCGCCCAGAGGCTCACCGTCACGAATCTTCTGCAGATTGTTCAGGCCGCAGGCGATGCCGCGATTGCCGGAGCTGTTGAACGCGTAAAACGTGATGCTGGCGCGACCGTACACACCGGAGTAGACCTCAGAGCGGGTCAGGATGGGATTGCGGTCGGCATCCACGATACCGGGAGCACTGGTGGCATTGGCGTTGACGAAGTAAGCACCGGCATAGGCAGGGTCATCCGGACGCTCGGTATCGCCGTCGCGCAGCGGGGTCTTGATGGCGCTGAGGGCCGGGACAGACTTGCCGTTGCCCTTGAGCTTGGCCTCGCCCTCACGGTAGGCCGCTTCGATGGCCGCCTGAATCTTGGAGACTGTCTTGGTGTCGGACTTCGGGATGATGAGGCTGACCGAGTACTTCGGAGCACCGCCGTTGATGCTCTTGGGCTCCCAGACGTTGGCGTAAGACCAGCGGGTGTTGGGGCCGGTGATGACCTTCATGGGATTGGTAAATTTGGTGTTCTTATTCATCGATGTTTTCCTCCATAAAATCATTTTTTGCTGTGTTCATAGCCGGACGCTTATCGCTTTCCGGTACGAGCGTGGGTTTTCCCTGTGGCTTTTCAATGTAGGCCGTCAGGAGTTCGTCAAAGCGGGCCTTGCCAAGCAGCTTTTGCATTGCGGTGATGCCCAGCAGCTTCCGCTCATACGGGTTAAAGCCCGCATCGCTGACCGTCTGGATAACGGCAGCCTCATTGGTATATCTGCGATTGGAGCGGCCCTCGACCAGTTTCCAGCCGTGCCATTCCTTTCCGCTGACCGCCTGCTGGAGCGCATACTCCTTGATGTCGGAGGCCCACGATACCAGCGCGTCCACGCGGGGCAGGATGTCCTCGATGTCCTCATCCGTGAGGAGCGGAGGCAGCTTGAAATCGTAGCGGGCCAGCTCCAGATTGGCCTCGGCACGGGCGCGGCACTCATTCTTGGCCTTGCAGAATCCGCACCACTCACCGCAGAGGTAATTGCCGTCCCCGGCAAAGGCCAGTTCAGCCGTGGGCTTCAGAACCTCGTCCGCCCAGCGGTACAAGTCATCCTTGGAAATCTCGAATGTGCTGATATTCTGGCATCTGGGCTGTACGACGTGAACGCACACGTTGTCGATGTCGTAAATGCCATCAAACAGCTCCAGAGCACCGAGCCCGTAGCATTTCAGCTGAGGATTTTCCACTGCGGAGACGAGTATCCCAAGCCCATGTTTGTAATCAATCACGTGCATGGTGCCGTCCGCGATAAGGATGGCGTCGGAAGTACCGAAGCCTTGTTCCACCCAGCGAGAGAAATCCACCCGCTGCTCGACGAGCACCACCGGGTCGACGCAGGTCTCTTTGGCTGCCTCCACCAGTTCAAGGATGTAGGCGACATAGTCATTGGCGCACTCGTCCATTTCCTGATTGAACCAGGTCAGGTTCTCTGTGGGGTCGGTGGCTTCCATGCCCAGCGCCTTCTGGAGCTTATACTCACAGAGCGTGTGGGCATCGGTGCCCTCAGCGGCATAATCGGAGCCCTTGTCCTCGTAGAGCTCACACAGCCTCGCAGATGGCGGGCAGTGGAGCCAGCGGTCTGCAGCGGATGCCGAGAGAAGCGCATGTCCATTAGGTGGCATCGGCAAGTCCCTCCACATCCTTGAGCAGGGTCTCATAGTGCTGCGGGTCGACCAGCGAGAGCTTTTCGGCCCCATACTTCCGGAGGAGCTCCCGGATTGCTGCCGTATGACCGGCGCGGGATTTCTCCGCCAACACGGCCCGCACCTGCTCCAGCGTAGGCGCGGGTTTGGGTTCCGGCTCCTTGGGGTCGGGGCTGCTGAACTGACGAGTCAGCCAGTTGGCCACATCATCAATAGCGGCAGCAGCATCGTGCAGTTCTTGGATGGCCATAGCCATATCCGCCAGTTTTGACATTGTGATTTCCTCCTTCCTTGGTTTGCCTCTGGTTGTCGAGGGCAGCGAGCTTTTGCGCCAGACGTGCGGAGACGCGGGAGATAGCCTTGAGCACCTGAATCTCCTCGGCTGCGAGGCTGCTGTTCCTGTAGTTGTGGTCGTACACGGTTTTCACCTCCCTGAAGGCTGGTGTCGTTTGTCGCCTTCCACCTCCCACTGAAGGTGAGGAGCCGTTTTGAGCGGAGGAATCTTCAAAAAAACAAAAAAGGCCCTCCGGCCACCGGGAGAACCGATGGTCAGAGGGCCGGGAGTGCTGGGGATTAGTAGCCCCGGATGCGCCGGAGCTCCGTCCGGTACTTCTTCATCTGGTCGGCGAAGGTGCGCTGGGGCCGACCGAGGGCCTTGGCAATGGCGCGGTCGGAGACGTTGTCGTCGTCCATCCACATGGCGATGATGGTGTCCGCATCGGGGTCAAGCTCCCGGAGACGGGCGAAGAGGCGGTCAAGCAGGTCGCGGTCTGCAATGATGCTCTCAATGGCCGGAGCCTCAGACGGAACCATGTCCATCAAGGTATCCTCGCCATCCTCACCGATGGGAACGTCCAGAGAAGCCAGGTCGCCGGAACGATGGTACTCACAAATGAGGCAGTCGCCGTCACAGGCCCAGACCTTGCTCTGCGGGCAGACGCAGCGTCCATGAGCCTGCTCCTTCATCCGGATACGGGCTGCCTCGCCGTAGTAGGCGTCGCGGACTTCCTTGCTGACCGGAATCTTCTCACCGGTGGTGCGGTCGTAGATAAAGGGATGGTTTTCTTTTGCGTTGTTTTTCATAAAAATCGACTCCTTTGGATGCGGAATCCGCAGGAGCCGATTTTTTGTCCGTAGAACAGAAAAGGCGGCCGTGGATATAGTTCTCCTGTGAGGAACAACTACAATCCATGGCCGTCAATGCAGCTCTGCGGATTCGGTTTGATTTTTGCTGCGTTAGGCAGCGACAGTGTCTTCCACAATGAATGTGGTCTTGGTGCGGGTTACCCGCGAGATAATGTTTTCACGGGTAACTGTGAATGAGCCGCCAATTGGGACGTTGAACTTACAGCTCGACTTGTGGGGGCCTTCAGTTTCAACCATGCCACTCTGGTCATTCGCTTTGCACAGCAGGCGGCCCTTGCTGTTGCGGATGTCTCTGTAGATGGTGCCGGGTCTCACCTCCTTTCAATGAAAAAAGCCGCTTAGATACACTTCACCATAGAAAATCAATCATGTTGATTGAGTCCTACAGCTTAGCGCGTCTAAGCGGCTTTCCTGTGAGTAACTCCTATTTAGTTCGGCTGTGCACCAATTTCAACAGGAATCTTTTTCTTGTAGATTGGGCACTTAACAAACGCAGTGATTCTGCAGGGGAGCCTGTCGGCGGTTTCAAGGACATGACAGTGTTTGCCTAGCTTACAACGGGAACCTTCATGCGGACATTTATACTCAACGGAATGGGGGGTTGTTGTCATATCTGTCATCAGCACCTCCTGCAGTTAAGGAATCATATGAGGGAGAGCGGCGCTGTCATCGTTCCGTGCATTGTGGATGATTTGACGGACGTCATCTACCTCACTTCGTGTCATCTGGTTGCCCATGACCATGTAAGCAATCACCATACCAGCACTGCGGATAGAGTCCTTGCCGGTAATCATCTTCTTGTTGGCGCTGCCTATCACGAGGATGTTGAACCACAATTCATTATTGAAAGACCAGTCGATTTGGTTGAGCTTTCCAACGACGGAGTCCCAGCTGATTTCCTTACGTTGGGCCATAAGAGCGACATGCGCAAGCGCCATCTGGGTCACCGGCTTCAGCAGGAGGTTTTCCTCACGCAGATTGGAGACGGGTTTGTTGTTGCGGGTAAGTTCAAGGTACTGCTGGTATGCCTGCACACCATCGAGAGTGATACGCCAGAAGGAAGCGATAGTCTGGTATGCTTTTTCAAGCGCTGCGTTATCTGGCAACATCTTGGAAGAGTATTTTTTGTCCTTCAGGATTGTCTCTGCAATCGTATACAGGGCACTCAATGTCGTGAGGTTCTTGCTGCGTTGGGATAGGGTGTTGCTCTTCCAGTTAACAAGGTCGATACCATTAATCGGAGCTAGCGGGCCACCCTCTTTGAAGAGGCGACGGGCAATAACAGCAAAGGTGTCATCGTCACTCGTGATGATATTGTCGCTGCGACTGGTCTGTTTGGCGTACTTGTTAATCTTGTTGAAGATTTTCCAGATTTTTGCTGTGTCAGTGTGCTCCACAAGGATGATGCAGAGCTCTTCATTCGCAAGCTCAGGGTGGGGCTGGAGCTTGTTCATAGCAGCAAAGGTCTTTGTACCACCCGGAACTCCCATAATACCTCTGATGGCGATTTTCAAACTCAGAAGGCGGTGCTGCCCGTCCAGAGCAATGAGTCGCTCTTTACCGGGGAGGGTTATGAAGCCCATGTCTGCCATAGGAACGGCATAGGCGTCTGGAATGTTGCCTACGACTTTTGAGAGTGGCTCAAAACGGATTTCATCAAAGCCAGAGTAGATATCCACGATGAGGCTAGAGAAGAAGCGGTCTGGGTCATCCGTGACATACGGAACAATCTCTTCAACGATTCGTTTGATATCGCATTCTCGTTGCATCTTTTCTTCTGCGGTCATATCTGGCCATTCTGGGAGCTCTTTGGCGATGCCTACCTTGTCGATAAGCTCCCCAGCGGCCATTTTGCAGATGTAGTAGGTTGTCCTACCCATCTTGGCTTGGATACAGCCTAGTGTTGCCATAAAACGTCCTCCTTGTTTGTCAAAAACATCTCATGTTTTCATTATACACGCAAGATGTGTTTTGTCAAGAGGAAAACACGATGTTTTTCAAAAACATGAAAATAGTTTTTAGAAAACCACCAATCGGGACTACAAGACAGAGAGGCCGGGGCGGCAGAAGGGAATCTTCTCCTCGCTTGATGCGTTCCTTCAGGAAGAATTTGAGCGAGATGTTGAGCCTGAAATTTCGCCAAAACGAACTCTGGATTTCGTCTTCGCGCATTGACATTTCGCCGAAGGCATGGTAGAATATTATAGCTTATTGTGCGCTTTGATGCTACAGGAGGTTGATTCTATGAACGGCTATATGACTACAAAAGAAGCTGCTGAAAAATGGGGCATCACACAAAGGCAAGTGCAAAACCACTGTAAAATGAACCGGATACCTGGAGTGCTAACGCACGGAACGACCTATATGATACCGGAAAATGCCGAGAGACCAGTCTACGGTTTTTTCTCCGGACAGCCATCGGAAAAAGGTAATACTGAAAAATAAGCATTGCCGCATGTCTTATGGCAGTCTGGGGGGAGAAAGAAGAGATGCAAGCACGTAAGGATTCCAGAGAGCCTTTGAATAAACGCCCATTTGACCTACAGGAAGCAGTCGTATTGTTGGATGTGTATCTCGACATGGTAAAGAATGGGACGTCTATTACGAAGGCTGCTGAGAAAGCATCTGTGCGCCTGCGTAACCTCGCAAAGAGAAACGGATATGAAATCAGTGACAGTTATCGCAGTGCAGGTGGATTGGTAAACCGGCTCCGTAGTCTAGGAGGTCTGTACGAGGGGCAGGAATCAAAATCTGCTCCGGGAACACCTATGTTTGCTGAGGTGGTCTCGCTCTATAAAAACAACAGAGCTCGTTATGAAGAAATCCTAAGCACAGAGAAGAGCGTTGCATCTCAAGATGGTCAGAATTCTGGTGAGCAGCGTGCTGCTCATGGCAAGGCAACAGCAAAGGAAGAACGGAGGAAAATGAGCATGGCAGAAATTAGCAATCCTGCTGAACAAGAGTTTTTCCATTGGCTTCCAACTGCTGTCACGTCCTCTGTATTAAAAGATATCCAGAAATCATATGCACAGATAAACGTCCTCCTTATCAAATCACGGGCATTGATTCAGACGCTAACGAGCGTCACTTCCACAGACGAAGTGGAATTTGCTTTGCGGCGCACAAAAAAGACATTTGCCAATAAGCGTCTTCGCAATACGGCTGTGCAGCTCCTTGCGGCTTATATTGTCTACCTTCGTGAAAAAGAAAAAGCTCCTGTTGAAACAGAAGCATCACAAAAAACAGTTGAAATCCAGCCTAGCTGGATTAAATATGACTTTACAAATGCTCAGAGTTTTGAGCGTACCGCTCCTGTTTATTGTGCAATAGCTGGAGTACCTATCGAGGGGAAGAATTGGGCTCGGATTCTCGTCGGAATTACCGAGCAGGAGCTTGCTAGGCATAATGCAGCAATGGATGGGCTTTATAAAGAGTCGCTAATTGCAGCAAAAAAAGACCGCCCCTACCTGTTGGAGGAGCGGCTTGATGGCCTTCATTGCGCCCAGCTATCAAATGGGTATTGGGTATGTATTAACTATAACATTCCACGCCTCATGGAAATGATACGGGCACTGTGCGTAAGGTGCGGATATACCGAGGAGCAGATTGTTCTCTACGGTGAGGCTAAGGCATCTGCATCAGGTCGAAAGGCCAAAACTACGCCTGCCGAAAAGAAGGATGAAACTCTGACCGCAAAAGGATATGGCGTTTCAATAGAAAAATCTGAAGCATACCTCCGGTCTGTTGGCCTACAGGGCGCAACAGTAAAAGAACTGATAAAGGCTGTTCAGCCTGATGCGGCGGTTTCGTCCACTGCTTCTGCCTTGGACGGTAGCGTGAACATTATAGCCATGCCTGGTAACCGATATGTTCATGTTGATAGCTTTGTTGACCTGGACGAGGCTGAAGAAGCGTTGGGGCGGATTCTGAGGACACATTTTGCTCAATTTGGAGGTTATAGCAATAACCAGCTTCTCTTCGGGGCTGCCTCCCAAGAGCTGTCGATGTTTTTGAATGACAACGACTGTGAAAACGTTGATGCGGTGTATGCCATTGCCCGATTCCTTTTTGAGAAAAAGGCTGTGGCAGGGGCACCGTACAAATTCTCTACGCCACATATTTTCGAGAAGGAACCAGACTACCCGATGACTCTGCGGGGCCTGATGATTCATCTTGCCAGAAGCAATGGCGGCCTTCTGTATGCCTCCGATGCAAAGGACTATTTGCAGAAGACCATGCTCACCTACGGCGGCATTGGCCAGCTCCTGCAGCTCGGTTCATCCAATACTTTCCTCATTTACGATTCAGACCGCTATCTTCTAAGCGAGTCGTTGGGAATCGATGATGCTTGGTGCCTTCGGATGCACGACCGGCTGGATGACCTTTTCCGCAAGGCAAATGTGGCATATGTCATACCGAGAGATATTAATGCTGCATGGCTGACAACACTGCCGTCGCTGCCGCACGGCTTGGATTGGACGCTCCTTTTATTGCAAGAAGTGCTGGATAAGTATCCTGCCATCGGCTTTAAATCTATCTCTCCGGATTTGAACCAGACGCTCGATACACTTGCCGCCGCGTTCGTCCCGGTTGACTCACCGCTCCAGACCTTCCCGGATGTGGTTACGCTCTTCATGGAGGAACACCATGACTTGCCGATGCGTATGCCTGGTGAAGATTTGCGGCTTGAACTGCGGGGTGCAGGAATGCTGGAAAACGGCGAAATGATTTATGCGCTGCCGAAGGCGTTGAACGACTATCGGTTTGCGTGGTCAAACGAAAATAAAACAGTATATGTGCGTGGGAATAAGTAAACGCGCCATATTATTAGAATAGAGGTCAATCTATGTACGGATATGAGTGGACGGGTCAAAACGGTATTTACCGTCTGTCAGTTAACAGCAAAATTGAAAAAGAGATTCGTCCTGTGTTCAAAGAGGAGCTGGATTATTTCGGCTTTAACGAACATTGGACATATCCGGACACAGATGCTCCGTTACTTTGGGCCGAGGGGATTCGCCGCTACATTCTGAACGGCACTTGTGTTGCGGAAGCCACGGGCGGTGGATTCTACACGAAACCGACCATAAAAATTTATACTGAAGGTCTGAATCTGGAGCCAATTGATGTCGATGCACTCTGGAAAGAAAACGAACGTTTGATGCTCGGCCTCGAAAAGACATCCATGGATTTTATTAGAGAGACTCATAGCAAATATGAGAGACAGGGCATGGAATTCACGGTCGCGTTTAGCGGAGGAAAGGATTCATTGGCTCTCCTCGACCTCGTTAGTCGAACACTCTCTCCCGACAAATATTCCGTGGTTTTTAGCAATACGGGGATGGAGCTTTCCACGACCAT